ATGGAGACGTTACCCATCAGGAACCGGCGCTTGCTGGTGATCGATGAGCGGCAGGCGGATCGAGACCGTGTATGCGGGTTGTTGCAGGGAACCCTAGGGGCCGAATCGCCTCCCGTGGCGCCTGAGCGGGGCTACCAGGTGGATACGGCGGGAAGCGCCGAGGAGGCATTGGGGCGGATACGCTCGGCCCTCCAGGCCGATGCGCCGTATGCCGTGGTCTTCCTCGGGATGCCGTCGGTAGGCGCGGATATTCCCGTTCTCGAGCGGTTCTGGCGTCTCGACTCCCGCTTGCAGGTCGTGGTGCATGCGCCTCCCGCCGATTTTCCGCTATTGGCGCCGTGGGCTGCGGAAGAGCGCCTGCTGCTCCTCGGCCTGCCTTTGCAGGGACAGGAGGTCCGCCAGATGGCCGGCAATCTCAGCGCCAAGTGGAACGTGACGGCTCACCTCCAGTTGCAGATGAGCCGGATGGAGGCTGCCATCCAGGAGATCACCCGGGAAGTCGGCCAGGCCAAGGAGGCGCTGGAGAAAGAGATCGGCGAGCGCAAGGAACTGGAAAGCCAACTGGTGCAGACGGAGAAGCTTGCCTCGATCGGCCACCTGGCCGCCGGCGTCGCCCATGAGATCAATAACCCCATCAGCTACGTTTCCTCCAACTACACCACCCTGGAGGAGCACGTCAGGCGTTTGCTGGAGGTACTTGAAGCCTATGAAGAGGCTCGCCCCGCGATCCGCGACGAGGCGCTGGCAAGACGCCTGGAGCAGCTCGGCGAGCGGGTCGAACTGGCCTTCGTCAAGGAGGATGTCGCCGTGTTGCTGCGCGAATCCAGGGAAGGTATAGGGCGGGTGCGCAAGATCGTCCAGGACCTGAAGAACTTCTCCCGCGTCGACGCCGAGGACGACTGGCAGTGGACCGATCTGCACCAGGGGATCGAGTCGACCCTCAATATCGTCGCCAGCGAACTGAAGTACCGGGCCGACGTGGTCCGCGAATACGGCGATCTACCCGAGGTGAAGTGCCTGCCGTCGCAGATCAACCAGGTGGTGATGAACCTGGTGATGAACGCGGCCCAGGCGATGGGGCCGGAGCGGGGTCGCATCGTGATTCGCACGGGGCATACCGTGGAGCATGCCTGGATCGAAGTGGAAGACTCGGGGCAGGGTATCTCCCCCGAGATCCTGCCGCGCATCTTCGATCCGTTCTTCACCACCAAGCCGGTAGGCAAGGGGACCGGCCTGGGGTTGTCGCTCTCCTACGGCATCGTCCAGAAACACGGCGGCACCATCGAGGTACGCAGCCAGCCGGGAGTCGGCAGCGCTTTCCGGATCGTGCTTCCCCTGGAATCACCCGGCAACCTGGGCGGAGCCCACGGAAATTAACTGTTGCGCCGGCTAGAGTAACGTAAGACAATGATTTATCTACCGTTTGGGGTGGGTCTCGGGTTGGGATGCCGGTTTGGTTCCCGTTGCCGGCTCACTTGAAGCGAGATCCTGCCCGGATGGCGAAATCGGTAGACGCAAGGGACTTAAAATCCCTCGGGGGTAACCCCGTGCCGGTTCGACCCCGGCTCCGGGCACCATCGTGTTTCCTGGCGTTCAGCCGATTCCAGTAAAGAAAATCCCTCCATATTTCTTTCCGCAATTCCCCAACATTTCCGCAATCTTCTACTTCGTCGGCTTCACTTTCTTGCCTTTCCGGTCGCGGATGTAGTGCTCGGTCATCGTTACCGTCGTGTGACCTAACTGGTCCCGAGCCTGCAGAATGTCGCCACTTGATTCGGCAGTATCGGTCCCTCCCTTGGCTCGCAGATCTCTGAACTGGAAAGCCGATTTTGGGATCCCCGCTGCCTCCCGGGCCTTGTCGAAACGACCTCTGAGCATGTGATAGGTCATCGGCTGGCCGTCATCGATGACGACCAGGCGCGTCGAGCGGACGCGGTATCCAGCCTTCCTGGCCATAATCCTGTCGATCAGCAGCTTCAGTTCCCCGATCAACTCGATACGACGCTTCGCCAACGTCTTGCCTTGGCGAATTGCCAAAGTGCCGTCGCGGATATCGCGCTCATCCATCTTCAGGGTGTCGGCCACGCGCTGGGCCGTCAGGTAAGAAAGGTCCATGGCATCCTTCAGTCCCTGATCTGCCGCCTCATAGACCACTGCATAGAGGTCATCCTCGACATACACATCACGCCCGCGCTCTCTGTTCCGTTTCACGCCTGAGCATGGGTTGGCCAGTTTGGTGTAGCCCATCTCGCGCGCGTAGTTCCAGATGGCCGAGAAAAGGGAGATTTCCCGATTTGCACGAACCGGCGCCGACCGCCGGAAGATCAGGTACTGCTTGATGTGCTTCGGTTCGATATCCCCGATGGCTGCAGGTGGATCATCGAAGAACGCCAGCAGTTGCTTGAGCTCGCGGGCGTTGTCCTTCTGCGTTGTAGGGCTTTTCGTTGGCACGACGTCGATGAAGTAGCGTTGAGCCACATAGCGAAACGTGAGTGTCTCCGCTAGCTTTGCATCGGCTGTGCGCGCCCTCTCCAGGCGGGCGTATTCAGTGATCGCCAGGCCGTAGTCCGTTCCGAGGGACAGTTCTTTGCGTGGCTTGCCGCCGAGGTCGTAGTAGTAATAGATCTTGTCTCCGCGGCGTCTTTCGCGGAGCCGGGGAATGCTCCCCGGTTTGGTCGGCCGTCTTCCCATTTATCCTGCTTTCCTTGGAGTCCAGCCCGTCTTCTCGGGTTTCGCAGCCGTGGCCGGTGCCAGCAGGCTGGCGGTGATGACACACGGCCATCCGTTGGCCTTCACAGTGTGGCGAATGCCATTCTTTTTCAGGACCTCTATCTGCCTGGCCTTGGTGCGCGCCCCAGTCAGTTCGCACACCTCCTCGTGGGTCAAGAATGTGATGTTTTCCATGAGGTTATGCCTCTCCCGGCCTATAGCCGGACGCTTCCGCAGCCCTTTCCGTTGGGCTGCGGAGATGGGATTTCAGGTAGGATGTACCGGCTCACCGGTGACGGGACCAGCCTTGGCGGGCATGTGCCCCTGATCCGGCGGGCCTTCGCTGGGGAGGGGGCGATGCCTGGTTTCTGCTTCATCCGAAGCACCCCGTCTGCCAGGCCGCCAGCGTGCGGAGGATCGGGAATATCTCCACCAGCCCCACCACGGCCAGGCCGAGGGCGGCGATGATGGCGAGGGCAGTCAGTGCTCTACGCATCGCTTGGTCCTCCCTGACTCGCCGCTACCCGGTCGATGCGCTCGATCTCGGCCAGGATCAGTGCACCGGCCTTGATCAGGTCGCGTCGCGCGGTGCTCGGCTTCCACCACTGTTCATCCCAGGGCCACGCCAGCGACACCAGCAGGGCGGCGGTTCCATCGTTCGGAGCGCTGGAGCCGGCCAGGGCGTAGCAGGCGGCGGTGCGGGCCATCTCCCCGTTGTCGTGCTCGTCGTCGTGCTCCGGCGTCCTGCCTTCGTTCTCGACCAGCCGGCGCCGCCGTACGTCCAGAAATGGCCGTCGAGCACTGGTTGCGGCTTCATGGCACGGCGGGTGACCGTCTTCCGCCCCTCCAGGATGACGCGGACCATCGGCCCGCTGAACAAGATGGGGCGTTCCTTGTGAGCGCAGCAATTTGCCGGCATAGGGTCTCCTATACTCCAGGCTTTCGGCTGGAGCGATGAACATGGATGAGGAATGGTTTGTTGCGCGGGTGTTTGAGTTGGCTGGCGAGCAAGGTCTGCTCATTCAGGAGCGAAGACCTGGGCGGAGCATTTGCTTCAATGAGACCAGCAAGAAGTGGCTTCACGAAGGGCACATTCGGCAGCTCTACCGCGAGGGGGTTCTAGCTGACGGGCTCGAACGAGCCGACCTCAACCGAATGATCGAGGGGGTGGCGCCCGGAAGACCTTGCACCCACGTCGGAATGCGAAAGCTCGTTTGCTTGGTTAAGTCCGGAGTTAGCGGTGGAAGCACAGACGAGGGTGGCGGCTGACTCCCGCCCTATAGGTGCAGCGATGTCCGCGACCATGACGACCTTCATCCCCATCTCAAAGGCCAGGCTGCGCTCGATATTGGCGCCGCGTGAACTTGGCCAGCCCGGCAACAGCGCGATGGCGTCGCAGGTAACCAGCTGCGCCAGGGCCTTGCGCATGTAGCCGGCCCGGGTGCCGTAGGCTGGCGCGTGGCTTCGGCGTGGAAGGCCGGGTAGTTGAACTCCGGCAGGCCGGTCATGGGGCCGGCGAGGTAGATGATGGGGGGCATGGAGAGCCTCGCGGAATGAGGGCGAGCGATGCATAATCGCCCGAGCATCAAAGAGGGAGATTGAATGTTCAGGGATAAAGTCAGTTGGGTTGTCGCAGGACTCCTATTTCTAACTGGAGGCCTGTTTTTCAGGATCATTCCTGCGAGTAACTTCTGGAAAGCTGATATGGCGGCGTTGCTTGGTATGATCTCTTCAGTCGCAACCGCTATTGGCGTTTTTGTGGCCGTTTACTTCGGAAAGAAGGGGTTGGATACCTGGCGACATCAAAATGATGCCTCGATCAATAATGATTTAGTTCGACGAATTTCAATTGCTCTTCTGAAGTACGAGGAAGCTATTGCGCAGATGAGAAACCCCGCTATGTTTCCGCACGAGATGGCGCCGAAGGATGGTGAGCAGGATAGCGGGACTTTCGAGGAACGAATCCATCGTGAGCGTCAGCGCGGCTATGCGAGGCGAATGGAGAAGGCTTCGCTGGCGAGACTGGAGGTCTACGCAGTGCTGCTTGAATCCCAGATATTTTGGGGCGATACACCGCTAGATATGTTCAAGAAGGTGTTCGAGTTCGAAAAGGAACTCATCAACTATATCAGAATCTATTTTGAATGGATAAAGCCAGGCCGCGTTGATGATGAGAGAAAACCATACAAGGATATGCTCGATAAGAGGCGAGACATAATGTATGGCGATCTTTCAGATGATGGTGATGAATTCCAGAAAGAACTCAAAGCGAGTGTCGAGTCGATGAAGTCATACCTAAAGGGTAAACTTGTTTATGCCGATCACCAGTTAGATGGGCTGTAGTCGAGGTGAATGGTGATTTCGAGCAGCTGGTGCTGCACCTAGTCAAGGAGCGATCGATGAGTATTCCCGCCATATTGAACGTGCTATCGCTGGTGGCTGGTGCACTCTCGGCAGTGTTTTGGGTGAAGGCCGCTATGGCGAAGGCTGCACCACCACCCGGTTTTGAAAACGTTAAAAATACAGATTCATGGAAGGCGATAATCGTCGACGGCGGTGAATTGTATGGCACCCTGCGGTTGCAGGCGAGATGGAACAGCAGGGCGGCTTGGGTGGCCGCCGCCGCTGTTGCTCTCCAGATCGCCTACAACATTTCGACGCAGGTTTAGGCTGCCACCTGCTGGCGCCGGCGCAACTTCCACGGATCGTTCGCCCGGGCGTATGCGGCCATCGTGTTCGGGCTCACGCTGTTGCCGCACATGTGGACCTGCTGGGATAGAGTGAACCGCTGCCCGTTGTGGCCCCGCTCGATGATGTAGCTGTCGGGGAAGCCCTGGGCGCGATACAGCTCACGCGGTTTCAGCATTCGCAGGCGGATGTCGACGATCACGTAGGGGCTGCCGCTGATCCACACGGTGACCAGGGCCAGGCGATCCTTGGTGGTGATGGTGGTCAGCGGATCGTCGAGAGCCGCCCATTGGCCGCCAGCGGAGTGGTAGCGCATCAGGAAGGCCGACACCCAGAGGGCGCCGTCGAGCTGCTCCGGTGTCAGGCTTCCGGCGATCATTTCCGGCGTGACCAGCATGTGGTGTCCACCGGTTGCCACGGTAGGCATCGGCTGGTCCGCCGGCGTGCTGCTGTGGCCGGTGGTATTCGTCACCAGCAGGGCGCTGACCAGGCCGTGGTGGTCCGTGCCGGTTTGCGTGCCCAGCGGTCCGTCCACCGGGGCGCCATGCGACCCCTTCCGCAGCGTTACCAGGTGTGCCGTGGCGAGCTGCTGCTGACTGCCCTTGTTCGTGATAGTGCTGATCGGGGCGTCGGCCGGGCGGCTGTGGGTGGTGTTGTAGCCCCCGTTGGCCTGGACCATAAAGGCGGTGGCCACTCCGCAGTCAGCTTTCGCGGTGATGGTGTACATCGGCTCGGCGACCGAGCGCGGCTCGGTTTGGCCGGCGCGACCGCCGACACCGACCAATACCGCGCTGGCCAAGCCCAGGGCGTGCGCCGCGCCGGCTGGGCGCTTGCACTCGCCGCCGCTCGTGATCGTCGGCATCGGCTGATCGACCGGTGCGCCGGTGGCGTCGAACCGGAATTTCACCAGGTGGGCGGCGGCAAGCGCGTGCTTCACGCCGCCGGCGACCACGGTGCCGAGCGGCTCATCCAGTTCAAGTACGCGCGGCGCCTGGCCGTAGCGCTCGCCGTAGCCGACTTGGATCAGCGACGGGGTGGCGATCGAGAATGCGCCACCCTTGGGCCATGCTGTGATGGTGTTCAGCGGTTGATCGACCGGATGCACGGCTTCGCGCGACCAGTTCGCGATCGGCACGATGAAGGGCTTGGCGCGCTGGAGTACTTCTTTCTCGATACCCTTCGCGATGCGGCGCATGGTGGCCTCCGCCAGCGGCTTCTTCCGGTTGCGGATCGACTGACCGAGGTCGCTCCAATCGATGCACTCTGCTGCCGTGCGGTACGGCTTCAGCCCCTTGCCGGGCTTCGCGGCATGGGTCTTCTCCGCCGCCACTGGCGCGAAACCGCCGTCGGTGGCCACCAGGTACAGGCGCTGGCGAGTGGTCGGGTCGCCGTAGTCGCAGTTGCGCTCGACCCAATAGTCGACGTGGTAGCCGAAGCCTTCCAGGGCGCGCAGGAACTGACGCCAGGTGCGGCCCTTGCGTTTCGGATCGGGCACCAGGAACTGCTCGTGCCGCGGCACCCGTTCGCCGGGACCGGCTACAGTGCCGTCGAGGCGCACGACGCGGCCGGTCGACTTGTCACGTTTGGCGATCAGCGGGCCCCACTGCAGGATCTGCTTCACGTTCTCGAGGCTGATGACCCAAGGGCCGCGGCCGAGCTTCTGGAGCTTGCCGGCCCACTTCACAACAACCCAGGACAGGTCGCGGATCTCTTTCTTGCGCGGCTGGCCGCCGGCGGCCTGGCTGTGGTGCCGGCAGTCCGGCGATGCATGCAGCCAGCCCACGGTGGCGCCCTTGGTGGCCTCGATGGGGTCGATGCCCCAGACATCGGTCGGCAGATGCTCGGCGTGCGGGTGGTTGGCCTCGTGCATGCTGATTGCGGCCGGGTTGTGGTTGATTGCCAGGTCGACCTTGCGGCCCAGACCCATTTCCAGCCCGGTGCTGGCACCGCCGCCGCCGGCGAACAGGTCGACGATGATCGCGTCGTCGGCGTCGTCCAGGGCCAGGCCGTACTGGGTCTTGAAGTCGAGCGGGGAAGGCTTCTTGAGGGAAGTCATGCGGCGGGTTCCTTTTCGCGAACGTGACGATGCACTGCGCTATGCGTGGTGGCGCAGTGATGTCGTTGGGGCTAGAGTTGGATGGCCCGGCATGGGGCCGGATCAAGGAGAGAGAAATGGGGTTTAACGATCGAATGGATGACAACGGCTTCAGTGAGTTCCTTTCGCAGTTTCTGCGGCATCTCGACGGACCAGCTGAAGGGATTACCCGACAGGTCATCGATAAGGGGCTTGATTCACTCTCCGTTAAGCAAAGGGTCGTGTTTGACCGAGAGGTCATGTCTCTCGTGCCTGGAGAATGCGCCAGAGGCTGTGATATCCCTTGGAGTGAGAAGTACGAGGCAATGGATAACGGCGGGCTCTGCAGCTGGTGCGCGAAGATGAAGGAAAGCGCAGACAAGGACGATTGATCAATTCAGCTGCGCTATCAGCCTCCGCCTAATCCAGCGCACCACGGGAATACTCTTGCTGTTCCCGATGGCCTTGATGCCGCTGCAGACCGATCCGTAGGTGATACGCCAGTTCATGCCGGCTCCTTATGGATAATGTCGGCCTCGGCGAGCTCGCAGAAGAAGCTGCAGGCCGGGATGGCTTCGTTGCGGCGGATCGGTCCAGCAGGAAGGTCGCGGAGCGAGTAGCGCTCCCCGGTCTTACGGTTGCGGAAGAGGTACGAACCCGGGCCAAGCTCGTCTTGCACCTTGCACAGGGCTTCGAACTGCTCGGGGAAGTCCTGCCGGATCGCCCGGAAATAGCCTTCTCCGCCTTTCACGCAGCCGATGCAGTTCGCGTTCTCGTAGCCCTGGCGGTACATGGCCGGCAGTTCGATGCCGGCGCGCGCGATGATGGCTTTGCAGTCCTCCTTGCCCAGGCCGCGCTCAATCAGCGGCGCGATCACCGGGCGGTCGGGGTTCCGCTCCCGGAAGTCGTCCAGGCGGTGCTCTTCTTCCGCAGTGAAGCCGAGCACCATCACGTCGCCGGGACGCTTCCAGGTGTCCAGCAGGCGACGCTTCAGCAGCTTGGTGCAGGGCGCGCCAGTGCGGCCCTTCATATAGCGCTCGCGGCGGAAGACGTTGAGTACGTCGGCCCCGTACTTTTCGTCGCGTAGCACCGTGATTTTCCGGCCAGTCCAGACCTCGCAGTCGGCAAGGAAGCGCCGGTTGTCCTGATGCTCGTTGGCCAGATAGGCATTGAGGAACTGGACGTCGTGGGTATCGCCGTACTGCGCCAGGGCCAGCTTGCCGGCGACCGCAGAGGCCGCGCCGCAACTGAACTGGACGACGATGCGCGATTCGGGCTTGATGATGTCGACCTGACTGCTCATACGGCGGGTTCCTTTTCGCGAACGTGACGATGCACTGCGCTATGCGTGATGGCGCAGTGATGTCGTTGGAGTTAGATTTGGAAGGTCCGGCATGGGGCCGGATCAAGGAGGAGAGATGCCTGACTTCAGAATCGTCGAGATCGTGTTCGATGACACCAAGGTCTATTACCGGTATGAGACGGTGGGTGCATCAACAATCGGTGGAGAGCAAACACCTGCTTATCAACAAGACATCATCCTCAATCATTTTCGGTCTGCCGCAGGCTATCGGGGTTCTCCGACCAAGGTTGAAAGCGCTGCACTTGTTGCATCGAAGGCCGTGGGACGAGTGGTCCAAACTTTGAGCGGATCCAAGGCTCAAGCCAGGTCGACAAAGAACGCTTGGGTAACCAAGGCGCATGCAGATGGTAACTATGAGGTTCTCAACACCCAGAGTCGTTAGGCTGTACGCGACCCGCTAGAAGTACGTCAGCACTCCGTGAACAGGCACTGGACGCCGCCCTGCCTGACAGGGCGGCCCACGAGGCATGGTTGAATCGCCCACAGGGCGGCGTCCGGTGCGTGCTTGCTGGGAGAGAAAGCGCCCCGGGTGGGGCGCTGTATCGAGGGTCAGGCAGCAGCCTGTTGCTGCTGGTCGGCGAGTTGCCCGGCGTCGATCCAGACCGCTTGTAGCCAGGCCGGCGTCTTCGCCATCGGTTCCTTGAGCGTGCCGGCGACGATCAGCGTGTCGATCTCGCCGCCGGCGGCCAGGCTCTGGAACAGCTTCATCGCCTGCTGAGTGCGAGCAGGGATATCCAGCACGTCGAAGCGATCCAGCAACGCCAGGCGCAGGCCGGAAATCGTCGCGATGGCCAGGGCGATGGTCGCGTCGCACCGCCAGCGTTCGGACTCGGACAGCAGGCCGTACAGTCGACCGCCGAACGTGACATCGATGTCGGCGCTGATCTGTACCGGCGACCAGCCGGCTGTGCCGGATAGGCGCTGCAGCAGTTCGTTCACCGGTCCGATCGCGTCGGCCAGGATCTCCGCCGGGATGCCCGTGGGGGAAAGGGCATCGGCCAGGGCGCTCCATGCGCAGACCTCGGCGTGGAAGCCGGCGGCCTGTTTGATGACGTCCTGGCGCTGCGCGGCGGCGTTGAACGCTTCCTGCAGCGACTGCACCTTGGCCTGCTGCCGGTCACGCGCCTGGCGCAGTTCGTTGATCGCCTGTTCGCCGTTGGCGATCGCCTCGGCACTGGGCGCCTGGGCGGTTTCGGCTTCCAGGGCGGCGGCCTGCGCGGCGGCGTCTTCGCTCTCCTTCAGGTCCCGCTGGCTGTTGGCGACGGCCCGCTGAGCGCTGGCAAGATACCCGCGGTACTCCTCCAGGCGTTTCGCCGCCTCGGGATCGGCAACCTTCGCCGGTGGCTGGTGCGCGACCAACTGGCCGGCCTGCAGGTCCACGGCGCCCTGGCAATGAGGGCAGGTCAGCGGCTGGTGGGCGGGCTCGCCGCTGGCGGCGGCCTCGGCTGCCATCACCTTTTCCGACCATTCGTCCTGATTGGCCTCGTCGGTTGCCAGCTTGTTGCGCCGGCGGTCGGCCAGCGCTGCGGTTTCGCGCAGAGCGGTGATGCGGCTGGCCCGCGCCTGGGCGTCGGCGTGGGCGCGCTTGCTGGAGCCCAGGGTCTGCTGGGCCTCGTCCAGGTCCTGGGCGGTGGCTCGCAGTTCCGCGCGCGCCGATTCCAGTTCCTCCTCGCTGACGATGACCGGCGGCGCCTCCGGCTCCCACCCGTTCGCCTTCTCGCTGCCGTAGTTCTCGCCGGTGACCGCTTTCCAGGCGCCGCGCGCTTCGCTGGCGTAGGCCTTTGCCTGGCCGACCATGGCGGAGAACCCGGAACGGAGCAGGGGCTTCACCTTCTCGAACAGCGCCAGGTCGATGCCCTTGGCCTTCAGGCGCTTGCCGACCTCGACCGGGCTGGCGCTGGCGCCGGTCAGGTCGAACAGCACCCGGCGGCGATCTTTGGCGTCCAGGGCGGCGAAGCGGCTGGCGTCGAGCACAAACGGCAGGAACGGCGAGTCGGCGAGCGGGGAGCCTTTGCCGCTGGGCAGTGCGACCCCGCAGGCCTGAACCTCGCCGGCCTCGTCCAGCCACTCGACTCGGGCCTCGCCCTTCTTTGCGCCCTCGGTGATCAGTTGGCCGATATGCTGCTTCTGCGCAACGCGGCCGGGCTTACCGGTGAAGGCGTGGCTGATGGCGTCGAGCAGCGAACTCTTGCCGGCGCCGTTGTGTCCGGCCACCAGGAGCACCGGCGCAGAAACATTAAGGGCCGCATGACGCAGCCCTTGGAAGTTGGTGATTTCGAGTTTCGTGATGCGCATGGCTCACTCCAGGGTGATGGGCTCTTCGGCCGGGGCCTTGGTGGCAACGGCGACGCGGTAGGTGTTGAGGTCAGGCGATTCGCCTTCGGTGGTGAGCGTGATCACACCGTCGTCGAGCAGCTTCAGGGCGACAGCCAAGGACTCGTCGGTGCTCAGCGCGAAGCGCGACTGCAGCCAGCCCGGGGTGATCTCGTCTTTGCGCAGCACCAGGACGGTGATGTCGTCGATGGTGTGGCCGCCGTAGGTTGTGGCGCCGGGCTCGGCGGCACTGTTCAGCAGGTCTTTTTCCGGTTCCGGCGGTGATTGCAGGATCACCTCGCGCTCGCCGTTGGAGTTCGGTGCCGATACAACGCCGGCGGCTTCCATTTCCTCGACGATGCGCGCGGCGCGGTTGTAGCCGATTTTCAGGTAGCGCTGGAGCCCGCTGATGCTGACCCGGCGTGTGTCGATGACATGGCTGACCGCTTCAATGTAGAGCGGGTCCTGCGCGCCAGTGCCGTCCGCGTCGCCACCATTTTCCAGGGCGAGCGAGTTCTGGTCCGGATCGGGCTGGATAGCATCCATACCCTCCAGGTACTCAGCGGCGTCGGCCACCACCAGCATGCAGACCTTGCCGGTGCGGTCGATCAGGTCGTGGCGCAGCGGGTTGAACTGGCTAACCTTGAAGGTCGCCTTGATGCCTTCCTTGATCGCCACGGACTCCAGAATTCCGTCGATGGCCGGGCGCTCGCCTGCGGAGATCAGCTTGACTGCGTGTTTCACGGTGCGCTCTACGGCGCCGCGCATGCGCTCGATCACGGCGGCCTGACGTTGCTCGGACAGTTTCTGCCAAACATCCGGTAGGGCGCGGACTTCTTGTAGCAGGGACTGGAGAAGGTCTCGACCGAGAGATTCGGCGGCGATGGCGGTGACGTTGCTGGGCAGTTCTTCGGCGAGCTCGTCGACGAGTTCTTCACCGATGGTTGCGGCGGTTTGGGCTGTCATTGGCTGCTGTTCCTACTGGTTGGCGATGCGTTCGAGGGTGGTGTGCTGGGACTCACTGAGGAACATCCGCGGGCCGTAGCGCTGGAAGTTGGCGCGCAGGTCGGCGGTGAACTCTTCTTCCCAGGTGGTGGCGGCATTCAGCTCCGCCGCGCCGAGGAGGCTATTGAACTCCTCGACACGGTCGAACTGCTCTTCGATGGTTCGGCTGGGCATGGCCGGTTACTCGAGATTGAGCCCGTCGTCGCCGGTGTCGCCGGTGTCCGACTGCTGGCCCGGGGCGGGTTCGGTGATTTCGCCCGTCTCGGTGTTCACGCCGTCCGGGACCTGGTCCTGAGACTGGTCGTCAACAACGCTGTATTCGCCGGTGAGGATGGACGCGTTGTCCTGGTCCAATCCGGCGTCGGCGCGTTCGTCCAGGGTGACTGCGGTCTGCAACTCGATGCTGACCGGCAGGTACTTGAACAGCCGGCGGATGACGGTCTTCTTGGCCATCTCTTCGTAGTGGGTGACCCAAGGCCCGTTTCCGGATGCCTTGCTGGTGGCGCGTACTTTGTCGACGTCGGCCTTACTCATGACCTCGAATTGCACGCCGCCGTCCTTCAGCTTGGCGACCGCGTAGACGTGGGTCATGACGCCGCGTTCACCTTCTCCCGGAACGTGCTGGACGTCCTCGTCGAGGCCGTAGCGATAGCTGAACTGGTCGTTCTGGTGCACGGTGCGCGCGGTGAGCGAAACGATCTGGCCGGAGCGCCGGGCAAGGTCAATCATCCCGCGGTAGCCGATGATCAACTGGACGTTCGACAGGCCATCTTTCGCCTTGCCGTTGCCGAACGGCAGCAGGTAGGCATGGCCGAGAGCGTTACCCGGTTCCAGGCCGAGCTGCGCGCATTGCATCACGGCGCCGAGGAAACTCTCCTGATTGCATTTCGCCAGGGCCGGTACTTTGCGGATCTCGGTCAGCGCGATGCGCGCGAGTCGGTCGGCGGTCATGTGCTTCGGAAGCGCCAGGGCCATCTGGGCTTTGATCTTCGGGTCAGTCATCAGGTGGGCCAGCGTTTTCGGCTGGCCATTGTTGGCGACATTGCCGGTCGCGGCGGCTTTCAGGGCGGTTGCGGACATGCTGGGCTCCGGTTACTTGAGGCGGAAAACGCGGGATTCGCTGGTCTTCTTGAACTGCTCGAACAGCGCGGGGTGAGCTTCCTTGAAGGCGGATTGGTCGAAGCGGTTGGTGGTCTGGGACTTCCACGTCAGTACCGACTTGCCGTTGACCGTGAGTTGGGCGTGGTCCTGCATGAAGAGCTTGATGCGCTCCTCTGCGGACTCGATCTCGTACTCCAGGCCCTTGGCCTTGGCTTTCAGTTCGCGCAAGCGGTTGAACACCTCCACGACCTTGCCATCGGCCTCGATGCTGGTTCCGGCGTCACGTTCGAACAGCCGGAGGATGTCGCTGACAGCGGTTGTTTCAGGCGGATCCAGGCGCTGGATGCGTCCCCAGAACTCGACCTCCTTCTCGCGAATCGCCGCGATGGTTTCGTCGTCCCGCTCGACGCGGTACACGCGGAAGTCGTCGCCGCCGATCAGCACGCCGAAGATGCAGACCTGGCGGCCGGTGACCATCAGGCCGTGCATGGCCTGGGCGGTGTAGTGGACTGGAATGGCATCGGTCTGAACCTCACCCCAGTCCTTTGCCTTGAATGGGCTGACCGTCTTGATCTCGATGTTTTCGCCGCTGGCGGCCTCGGCGTCGATCTCGGCGGCCATGAAGTCGTGCTGCTGGTCGCGGTAGCGGTTACCGCGGCCGACGATCTTCAGGCCGGTCTCTTCGGCCAGCAGGTCGATGACGTAGGGCTCCATCCGCTGGCCACGGGTGAAAATCTTCTGCTTCGCCGGGTCGACGGGACCGGTGCGCGGCTGGACCTTATCCAGGTACACGTCCAACGGAGTGCGCCAGGGGCTGATGCCGAGGATGCCGGCGACATCGCTGCCGCCAAGGTACTTGGTGCGGTCGAGCACGCCGACCGATGCGAGAGCTGCAGACATAGGAAATCCTTGCCGCGCCAGGCGCAGCTGCTGATAAATTCGGTGTTTTTGAGAGGGAGTTTAGAAATGGCAAAAGCGAAGATTATTCAGGCTCCAAAACCGCAGGACGGCTTCTATGTCGGAACTACGAAGAACACCGGCCTAAGCCAGCGAGAAAGCCTTGAAGAGATCATGATCAATCTGGCTACAGCGCTCGGTGTGAACGAAATACACAAGGCTCTGACGGCCCGTGATAGCTACATCTATGAGCCGCAAAAGAAGGGACTCTATTTCTCCTATCAAAGCGCGACGAACACGATCCTCGATCTTTCCCGTAAGGTCCTGGAAGCCGAGAAGGCTAGAAAGCCCTAATTGCCTGAGCTGCGGCTGGTTGCTCGCCGGTAATGTGGCCGGCGGTGGCGGGGCCGAGGATCAGAAAGAGGTAGAAGGCGCAGGCGAGCAGGGCGCCGAGGAGGGTGGCTTTACGCTTCGCGTTCATGACTTCACCTTCTTCAGCACGGCGGTGAGCAGCCGGTAGTAGCGCGCGAAGCGCTCTGGGTTGGCCTCCTCAAGCCGCCAGCCCGGATCGCCGCAGCCGCAGGAGCAGCCGCGCTCAATCGGGAAGTGCTTGTTGATGATCGCCCTGGCCTCGGCATTGATTGCCGCCCGGCGCGTCAAGAAGCGGCGCCGCGCCGTAGGAGCGAAGAAAACCGTCGAGAGTTGCGGCTCAATCACGACGCACCCCCAGGCACTTCCGGCCTTTCTTGATGGTCAGTGCCATGCGACGCGGGAGATTCACCACCAGGGTCTCGCGGGGCAGGCCGAGCACCGCGGCGATGTCGGCGCCGGCCGGCATCACCAGGTCGTCGAGCTGGTCGTCGATGATCGAGCGAACGGGGCGGGTGGTCATAGGTCGATGCTCCTCAGTTCTTGCTGTCTCGCATCCGCCGCGGCGTCGAGCCGGCGGCGCATGTCGTCGTATTGCCGGGTGCCGATGGCGTCCAGCGTGTAGGCCATCTCGATCTGGCCGCGCCATACCAACTGGTCGTGGCGCGGGATCACCGACCGACGCATTGCGACGATCGCTTCCTCGATCACGCCCTCGGCGCGCTCATTCGCCCAGGCCATCGTCATCCTCCTGCTCTTCGTCGTCGGGCTCCGGGTCCGGCTGGTCCCAGAGCGGGTCGACGGCACGGTCGTAAGCGAGTTGCGCGTTGCTGAAAGCCGCGCGGTTGCGGCGCTCGCGGTATGTCCACATCGGGATGCTCTCCGTGGTTCACCTGCATTCGGCAGCACCCAGGCACACGGCAGTCGTGCCCGGTGGGGCGCCGTGGTGGGTGCTCTCGAATGGAGGTTGAAAAAAGCCCGGCCGGAGCCGGGCAAAGAGGGGGAACGCTGCATGCGCAGCGGGGAGTGATCTGGCCGGTCGCGACTCCGGCTCTGGCATCAGTGCGCTTCTCGGGTGTTTGCCGCTGCTGCGGTGACTGTGCTGATGCCCGGAACTTCATCGGCCATGGCCGCCCACGTGCGCGCTTGTTCCCGCGCTTCCCGCGTGTCTCCAGGGAGCTTTCGGCTCCCAGCTTCCACGCCTCAAATCACTCCCCGCTGCGCCCTGGCCGTGCCAGGAGCAGGAAAGAGAAGGGCGCCGCCAAGCGCCCTGTCTCCACTTACATGCACCGCCTTATGTGAAAGCGGTTGGGTACAGGCTCGACCGCATGTTGGTGATCTGCCGATTGAGGCTGGGCTACATGGTGAGGTCCCCCGTTGTACGCGCCGTTGGACCGGCGGGCGCTCGCCGTGGGTTAAACGCCCGGCAATGGGCCAGGCGCCGAAGTCAGGAGATCGCGGTGCAGGCCCGCAACGCCACCGGCGCCGACTGGCCTTCGATCCAGATAACCGCCGCCCCGCCAAGCGACACGCTGGCCCGGCCGACGGTGCGGGTGCGCTGCGGTTCGGCCCCCCGGTACGGCCGGTACTCGATCAGCGCTGGCGCTGGGTGCTCTCGGTTCCAGGCCTCGACCAACTCCGCCGGCGGCACAGGGCGGACGTTGCCGATCTGCTGGTAGATCTCGGAGCGGTGGATGGCGACGTCGTCCGGGGCGGTGATGCCGAGGCGCACCTGGTCGCCTTGGCTGCCGAGGACCGTGACGGTGATGTTGTCGCCGATATGCAGGGTTTCGCCGGGTCTTCTGGTCAGGATCAGCATGGTGTGACTCCGTTCAGGATGCTGGACGTGCGGGCTCAGGCCGGCTCGCAGTGGGAAAGGGCAACGCAACCGGACACGCCGGCCAGCCAGACGACAGCGGTGTGCCCGCCTAGGATCTGGGCTTCGGTTGTCGTCCGGGTGCGCTTCGGCGCCGCGCCGCGATGGAACCGGTAGTCGACCTCGGTGCCGACGGGGTATGCGGAATTCCAGGCAGCAACGGTCGCCGCCGGGTTGGCGTTTCGCTTCATTGGATATCTCTCTTGGGGTGATGGGCTGGTGAAGCAGTTGCTGGTAGTGGCGATTCGCCCTTGCTAATCTCTGGTCGTCGAGATTTCGGGGCGTTTGCCATGGATGCGAAAAATCTTGCAGTTCTGATGCAACTGAAGAAGGCGATGGAGGAGGCGAATCCGCCAGCCATCCCTACACCGTTTGATTCGACGCCGGAAAAGCCTCAAAAAACGGGCTGGATCGTGAAGAACTGCCGGTTCTGCAAGACCACAAAGTTCCGTTATCGGGCCGAGTGGGTTAATCCTCCCGTGATGTGCGAGGGATGTCGAAACGAGCGCAAGACTCGCTACAAGCCTGGCAAGGGCGATACCCTCTATGCTGAAACGAAAGTCTTTCATGGTGGCGGCCCTGGCACGGGACGCCGAAAGTGAACGGTAGAAAGAAGGCTCAGAAGAAAAGGAGCCGCGCGCTTTCAACGAAAGAGAAGGTCGCTAGGCTTGAAAAGCAAATCGAAGAGCTTGAGGCAGCCCTTCCCGAAGCATCGTCAAGGCGAGCAGGCAGTATCGAACGCCAACTTCGTCTTCTGGGGGAGCAACTTCGAATCCAGAAAATACACCTCGTCTCCAAGCTAGACAGTGTTCGCCACTACACTGTTTCTGGCTCCTACGGAACCGGTCGTCGTACGAATTGATGCTTTCCGCATGGCTCAGCGTTGAGCCATCTGGAGAGCATCCGGCCCGCGCAATGCGAGCCGGTATCTCTCTTCTTCTTGCACAGGCTGCGGTCGCTTACCCGCGAGGTTTTCACGATTGCCCGGGAGCGTGCCTCGGTCGGCTATTCATCGCTACTGGCCTCAATCTCGCTTGAGTGGCCTGTGCCCGGCACGGAATGTTGTCCGCTGCCGCCTACCGTTGCGCGGTAGGTCCGCTGGCTATGCATCGGCCAGCTCGGCGTCCATCTGGTTGTTAAAGAGCGGTCGGCTCGGTGGCCTGGCCGGCGGTGTTGCGCCTTCGCTGTATTGCTTGTTCCGCTCACAAGTCGGCTTGCATTTATAAAAGCATGCTTGTTTTTATAATGCAAGCAATCTTGTGGTTATTTTTAATACTGTATGAATGAACAGTGCTCGGAGGGCTTATGGCCAGGCAGAAAAAAGCGCAGCAACCCCGGCAGGAGCTCACTGCGGCGGATCGCCTGGGGCTGCGGGTATCAGCGATGATCGGGTCGCCGAAGGCGCAGTTGGAGAGGAGGGCGGTGATTCATCGGCTGGATACCGATACCGACGAGGCGTGGGACGCGATCATGGAGCTGCTGGCCGAAACGGACGGCCTGGCGCTGGTGTTCGATGACGAAGGGAATGTGATCGTGACTTGGGCGGCCGGCGAAACTGAAGAAGTGGCAGAGAGCAGGGAGGTGGTGGAGCAGGTTGAGGAGGAGGCGCCTTTTTAAGCGAGCGCCTGATACGGCGGCATGGTTGAAGCAGAGCAAGTTGGAGGGCGGGTTGGACAAACAATCAGTAGAGGCGCAAGACGCCGCGCTGCCTGTTATGGGCTCAGATCAATTGGCGCACCGCGTGCTGGCGATGGTTGATTCGCCGCCAGCCTGGTTGGGCAAGCGCCTGCGGATACACAGGCTGGAAACAGACGGAGAAAGGGAGTGGGGCCGAAGTGATGGACAAGCATGCGGTGACAGCCGGGCTGCAGATGGACTTCGACGAGGAGGGAGTAGTGATACTGCGGTGGGCTGCACAATGCGTCTAGGTGCAAGCGGTCAGCTTTTTGAAGCCTGTGGCCAGATCTGATGTAAAATCAGGCTAGAAATGGGTGGTGATGAGTGAAAGAGAACGACGTTAAAAGAGCCTTAATCGAAAAGCTCGTGAGAGATTCTAGCGTAAGGGCTATAGCTCAGGAGTATGTATTTGACTTTGGACGTTGCAGGGCAGATGTAGTTTGTCTTAAGAATGAAAGATTGATTGGCTATGAGATCAAGTCGGCATTCGACAAAATAACGCGGCTGCCCGATCAACTAGAGTCCTACTGTAGATTCTTTGACTACACATATGTTGTTTGCGATGAAAAGCATTTGCCTAGTGTTGAAGTGCTGGCGAAAAAAGATGTTGGTTTGTATTTGTGCGCTAGTCGGAAAGTCAAACGAATCAGAACTGCAAGAATTACGCGAGGACTTGATTCAATAATCGGGCTCGATACTCTTCCCGTAAGCGCTCTTCGCAATATTTTCGGTCTCAGTGCTCGGTCTAAATATGAGGTTTGTGAGCTGATCGTGAAGACTTATTCGAGTAAAGATATTAGAAAAAAAATAATAGAGAACTTCGCCGGCAAATATGAGGCGCCTACAAACATCTTCAGAGGAGAGATAGCAGGGTTGGTTACTCTTGATGATCTCCGCCTTCTTGATCTTTGCGTGGATGAAATTGCCTAGTTTTTTGAATGGAAACTCTTTGGGTCATGTATCTATTAGCCCTGACGGAGATCCAAAATGATGGGCTAATCCCCGATGGGTTGTTATTTGCTGCAAGAAATATTTCGTCGTCCCCCCACGTTTTTATACTTCTATAGTTAGGGTCTGAAAGCACTAGCTTCGCGCACTTTATGTAGCCCCCATGGTTGCGCCGGTAGCGATGATAGAAGAACGTATCAGCTGTGGATACGTCAATTCTAGGCACGAATCCCCCGCCTTTAACATCAGTCTGAACTGGGCTGATCGAAGCGTAATCACCGAAGCCCATGTCAGGGAATTCGCTAGACAGCTCTTTGAAAACACTCTGCTCGTATATCTCAAATTCTCCGTAGGCGTCATGACCCTCTTTGCTTGGAATCAGAGGGAACGAGCCTGATATGCAAACTATCTTAGTGTTGGCTCTACGGTCACTTGTTATGTCCCGGACAATCGTTAGACTGTCGTACATGTCGTCTAATGTGGCGTCAAGGCTACCTTTTTTTACCTTGTCGCGAATGCACTCGCTATCAATCAAGATGATTAAACTACATTCTCCTAGGTACGGGGATATTGCTTTGAGGACTTCGGTGTAGGTTTCATTGTCAAGGCCGGACGGCAGGCGAAGAGCCAAACATCTAAAATTGCTTTGTACAGATTTAATAAATGCAGTGGTTTCACTGAAATCTTCATCGTCTTGAGCAATGTGAATCGCTGGAATTATGTTGAGTGTCGAACTGTAAGCACTCAACAAAGCACGCCAGTGCTCATAACCACCAGAAGAAGTTAGTAGACTTTCAGTCTGTTCGTTTACCTGTTTTTCATCTGTGGTAACGTCAAGAACGAATGGGCGAGATCCCTGAATCCTAGCGATCTGGTCTATACGCTTAGCGATGTCTCCGATCGGGTCTTTTTTTGTTCTTCGTGACTTGGTTAGTTCGTAAATCGGAAGAATATGATCCAGCGTTTTATCAGATAAATTTCCGATGGCACGAATCTCGGCGTCCTTTGTTCTCAGGATGGGAAAGTAGCAATAATTATTAAAGTCCATGTCCCTGCATTCCTAATGTTTTGGCCCTAACCCTTACCGCAAGAGTGGATACTTTGAAGTGCTTTGATAAGGATTCAATATCTCCCGCTAAAGTCTTTACTTGTTCTCGGAACTCTTGCTCTGGCATCAGTAGTTCGCTTGCAAATCTATTTGCTTCTGTCTCCATTGGAGACGTGTCATTGTTTCTAAAGAAATTGCGGTCAACAAAATCACTACTGCTTGAAGTGTGTAGAGCGAAATGGCCTAGCTCATGAGCAATGGTGAATCTTTGCCTGTTAGGGTGATGCAGCGAGTTAACCTTCATAACCCAGTGGTCCCCAGACTCAGAAATTCTAAGAGATCCTGAAATATCATCATCCATAGGAATGCAAAGCAGCTTTATCCCAAGAATATCAGTGAGTTTATGAACCTCTAGCGGTGAAGTTGAGAGGTCGTTGGCTTCCGCAAGTGCTCGCAGGTCAGATGCAGTGAATACGCGGCTATTCTCCCCCCTCTCAGTGCGGGGTGAGTCTATAGCGGGAATGCCTGGAGACTTCTTTTTGCGTATAAAAGCCATGGTGCTAACCAATAATTTTCTGATTGCTATCGTGGGAATCTTCAGAGGAGTCTAGCAAAGATAGCTTTTTAGAGATGTGCTCGATGTCTTCATCGAGATAATCAAGTTCTGTATCGTGCGCGTCCAGCCTCCTTTTGAGCTGGTCACTTTGGTCGAGCAGGTCGCCATATGTAGAGTTGATTTTATCAATTTCTTTTCTGGCAAATTTTTTAACAAGGCTCGAGAAGTCTCTTCCTGCGATATACTCATCAAACTTAGCTGAGGCTTCGCGCTTAGCCTCTTCTTTAGATGAGGTTCTGATGATGAAAAAGGCAATCGCAAGAATTGCCGCATTTAAAGCAATCAACACACTAACTATTGTCTGGTAGAATGAGGATTGAAGTGACCATAAAGTGTCGGCACTTAATATTGTTTTCTCTCTAATCATTCTGCTCACAAGTACCTGCTCGTACTGGTCTAGCTCTGTGTAAGGGCGCATCAAAACAAAACTGCTATGGTGGGTTAGTATTTCCGTCAGCGGCGAGTACAGAATGATAGCGAGTATGAATACTAGGCCTAACAGCGTGCAGAGTATTGATCCGAGCAGTGTTGATGAGAAGAAAGTCCATTTACTCATTATACTGACTCGCTTGTTGATGTTATCTAAAGTACTCAAACCCGTTTCGCGTTACACACCAGCAGAATTCTTGCTTGAATGTAGGTCTCATCGATTCTGATCAACCGATCCTTGTGACTCGGGTTGTCGGAGATCATCTCGAAATGCTCCTCATCCGCAACTTGCAGTCGCTTGATGTAGAACAGGCCCTGCCAGATAAAGGCATAGATGCCGTCTCCAGTGAACTCTCGGATACTCACATCACCGATCATCGGGTCCTTATCCTGGATGGTCGGGGCCATCGACTGCCCGTCGCCTGTAATGAGCTTTAGGTGAGAAGGGTCCTTGTATTTGACCCCTAGCTCACGCAGATGCTGCTGGCTGACGGCGACATCTCTGAACATCTCTGGGAAATCTTGCACAACCTTTCCGTTGCCCATTGCTCCCTGGACGTCGTAGTGAGCGATGCGAATTTCATCACCCACCAGGGGCTTACGGGAGAAGTCGGCAACTATCACGTTGTCGGCGGGCTCCGCCACAGGTTGGTCGTTCAAAGTATCTAGGACTGCCTGCTCTAAGCGCTGCTGCTGATCTGGACGAAGCTTTTTACCTTGCAACATCTGAAAGAACATCTCCGCCGTACTACTTGTTGCTTTTCGCCGAGGAGGCTCGCCTGAACCAGATAGAAGCCAGTCCACCGTCGTGTCATAGCCCTCAGCCAGAGCGGTCAGATTTTCATTTCTGATGTTTTCAGTATCGCCGGCAAACCATTGCCTCACGGCCTCATAGCTGATGCCGCACGTGTTGGCGATGTCTCGCTTTACCCCGCGGGTGCCGATCTCCGGCTTTCTGGCGAGTACGAGCTTGGTAATCCGGTCTGTGGTTTTCATGTTGAGAAATCTACAAGGTAGCTTGCCAAGCATGCTTGCTTTATAATTACAAGCATGCTTGAATTGGTGCGAATGAACTGGAGTCGCCTATGACCAAGACCCAAGTGATCAGCCACTTCCACGGCGTTTCGAAGGTAGCCAAAGCCCTCGGCATTACCTATGAGGCGGTGCGCCAGTGGCCAGAAGAAATTCCAAAACTCCGCCAGTACGAGATTGAGCGCATTACGAAAGGTGCTCTGAAAGTCGCTACTGAGCAGTCCGCCGCCTAACCCGATCCAAACTACCGGCCAGGAGGCGCGTCATGACGAATCAAAAAAGAATCACCGTTCAAGAGGTTGAAAACCAGGCTGCGCACCGCCGCCAGATCGAACTGATCTTTGCCCGGGCCTGTGCTGAGTCGCTGAAGGAGTCGGTCGGTTTCATCTTGCGTGACGACTTGAAGGAGGAGAAGGCCAGGGCTCACGGCGAAGCATTTGCCTCGGCCTTCGTATTCATGTCGCGCTACTTCACATCCGAAGCGGCTGCGTCACTGCAGGATGAGATTGCTTCTCGCCAAGACCACTCGCGTAGTACTCCCGAAGCTGCATCTCAAGCGAGCGAATCATCTCTTTGTCCAGAGTTGCTGTCGTTGCTGAAAACCCAAAAGTCGACCCAGGAACGTATCGACCAGCTATTAGCGCGTTGAGGGTGTCGCGTGCCATTTGCTCTACAGATTTTTCGGTCATGTCCGACCTTCGATGGCCTTTTCGTGTGGAGGCAAAAAGCTACCACGGATGTGCCGGACTCCATCTTCCGCCGATCCCGAGAGTCGCTCGGGGTTGAGAAAGGCTAATCCCGGAGAAACGCCACGTCATGCGAAGCGAATCGCACACCCTGATTTCCACGCTGCTCGGCGTGGTGAACCAATGGCGCCGCCGAGAGGGGTGGAGCCGAGAGACCGTGGTCCAGCACATCGTGGAGGCGCACGAGCGCATCCAGGGAGCGCTGGTAACCGGCATCGTCTTCGACCCGCCGACGCGCGATACAACCGAGCGTATGAAGGTCAACGCCGACCGCGTTTTCCGCTGGCTCGACGACGGCACCAAGGACACCAACCTGGTGCCGGCGAACTTCGTACCCAGCATCCTCGCGGCGCTGCCGACTGACCTGAAGGTCCAGGCCCTGGGCGACATCCTGACGCCGCTGGGCGTGTCGGTGCGCTTGATCGGCGGCGATGCCGGCCAGCGGCCGGAGGTGCTCTGCATGCTCCGGACACTCATCAAGGAGAACGGTGAGGCGCAGCAGGCTGTTGCCAACCTCGTCGACGGCGCTGATGACCAGGAACTGCAGGAGGCCCACCGGGAGCTCTCCGAATCCAGGGCGGCGACAGATGAGGCGCTGCGGATGATCGACCAGATGCGCCGGCCGCGCCTTGTTCAGGGGTAGCCGTGCCGTCCTTCCAGATCAACGACGAGGAGCGGGAGGCGCTCCGCGGCCTACCCATGCTTGCCCGCGAGATCTACGTGTTCGCCTTACGTCCGTTCATGGACTTCGCAACAGGCATTGTCGGAGAGCGGCGAGGGATCTCTTGGAAGTCGATTGCCGAGGAGCTCTACGTCGAGCCGCACCAGGGCATCAAGGGCGGCGAGCCTTCCGAAAAGGAACTGCGGCGGGCGCTGGTCTGGCTGCAGAAGGTGGGCCTGGTGGGCCCCAACTTGGCCGAAAGGCGCCTGATTTTTGAGTTGCCGAAGGCTTCACGGGATCAATCCGTCCGAAAAAAAGTGGGCACTAAGTGGGCAGATGAAGCGGGCAGTTATGTGGAAGGGTCGGAGCCCAGTAACTACGCGGCTTTCCCGGAAAAAGAGGGCAGATATGTGGGAGGGGGTGAAAGTGAAAAAGTGGGCACACCTCCGGTATCCGGTAATAACCGTACCGTACCTAACGCGTGCGTGCGCGAATGCCCAGCCGATCCGGCCACTGCGGGACAGTGGTGCCAGTTCTTCATCCGCGAGCGCGGATTCCAGATCCACGCGGTGCAGACCGCCAGGACCATGCCGCTGTTCGCCTCTTGGGTCGAGCGCGGTGTTACCGCGGAGCAGATGCTCGCGGCAATGGAGATCGCCGAAGCCAAGCTCGGCGCCCCGCCTGACTCCCCTCTGTACTACCGAAATTTTCTCGATGAACTCTTGCTGGAGCGCCACCGGATGGCAACAGCACCGCATGCGGAGCACCGCCATGAGCAAACCGATGGACGAAACGCCGAAGGCCAAGCCGGCCATCGTGCCGCAAAGCGCGGCCTCTCACATCGACAGGGCCCTCGCTCAGCCGTCGACCGCGTCAACGCCATCGTCGCCGCCAACGAGGCTGCCCGACAGGCTGCTGGAACGGCTCTGGGTGAAGATGACCGAGATGTACGGGCACCGCTGGACGTCGAGTTTTGGCGACAACCCGAACCCTGACGGCGCCTGGGCTACCGTGCTCCAGGGGCTGACCGGCCAGCAACTGGCCCACGGGCTCAACATGCTGACGTTCATGGGCAGCCGGTTCGATTGGCCGCCGGCGGCGCCGACATTCCGGGAGCTCTGCCTGAGCGTCCAACCGGAGTCGCTCGGTCTGCCGGACCACGACACCGCGTTCCATCAGGCCCTGGCGTGCCGCTACCGCCACCAGGTGGTCAAGGCCGCCGCCGAGGCCACCGGCGTTTTCGATCTGCGTACCGGCGAGGTGAACGACGATCGCCTCCGCAAGCGCTTCGGTTTCCACTACGCCGAGATGCTCCGGCGGTGGGCAAACAACATCCCGCTGAGCCAGCCCGTCGTCCACGCGATCGAGCATGACACCGGGAAGAGCCTGCTGGACCTGGCCGAGGATGAAGCCGAACAGCAGCTCCGCCGGCGGATGCAGGCCCAGGGCCTGGATGGGCTCAGTGGCGCCCAGGCGCGGGAACTGCTGCTGGCCAAGATACGCCGGAAAGCGCCGGAGGTGCGCCGTGATGCATGACCTCCGCCCGGTGATGTTCACGGTCCCCGGCGAGCCGGTGGGGAAGGGGAGACCGCGTATCGGTCGCGTCGGTGCCCACGCCAGGATGTTCACGCCGGCGAAGACGGCGAACTACGAGGGGTTGATCGCGCACAGCGGACAGCAGGCGATGGCAGGTCGCGCGCTGTTCGAGGGCCCGGTGCTGGTCGAACTCGACATCGCGCTGAGCATCCCTCAATCGATGTCGAAAAAGCGGAAGTCGCTGGCCCTGGCCGGCGGCCTGTACCCCACCAAGAAGCCCGACATGGACAACGTGATCAAAGCGATCTACGACGGCCTGAACGGCGTGGTCTGGAAGGACGACGTCCAGGTCGTGAAGGCGGTGGTGGGGAAGCGCTACGGCGAAACGCCAGGCGTGCGAGTGAAAGTCGTCCCTCTCCTCGAGGGCGAGCAGTGACTACAGGAAACTACAGGGGAGAGTCGAAATGAGACTGATCAGCGCGCGCCAGGCTTGGCATGACGCCTTCTACGAGAGTCGGAGCTCAGTGCTGGCGGTGGCGGCCGACAAGGCCGCGCTGGGCAAGAAGGGGCGGGTGGCCAACGAGACGCACCCCGACCGCAAGGACACCAATGGGCGTAGCGCCCACATGCTGGCCGCCGGCCTGGTGCAGGCTGCCATCCGCTCGCTGCCGAAGCCGCTGCAGCACTTCGGCCACACGCTGTACTCGCCGCTGGCCACCGGTGACGACGTGGCGATCGCTCACGGCCTGGTGTGGATCGGCTCCGGCCTCGGCCAACTGACCCAGCGCCAGGGCGAGCGGGCGTACTGGATGGCGCTGGCGGCGATCAACTCGCACAAGCGCGCCGTCAATGGCCGCGACACACTGCGCCCGGGCGAGGTCTGCCTCTTCATCGAGGAGCGCCTCGGCTGTCGGATCGACCCCGGCAACTGGGCGAGGGACTACGCGAGTACCTGGGAACGCCTGGCGTGCCACATCGACAAGCTCGACGCACAGGCGCTGAAGCCGGTGGCCGAGGTGGTGGCGAAGCAGTGCGGCCTGCGGAAGGGGGCGGGCTGGCGCTGGCACCAGGTCGACCGCGATGTGGTGGCGTTGCAGCGGGCCGAGGCCTATGCCGAGAGCCGGGAGCACCACCAGCAGCGCCTGGCTGAACGGCTGCGCGGGATGTCGGACCAGCAACTGGTGCGGTGGGCGGCGAGGATGAAGCGGTACGGGGAGGCATACCGGGAGGAGTGGGGCGAGGACATCCTGGAGTACCCCAGTGTCCATCAGCGCTACCACGACCGCGTGGCGGCCTACTGGACCCAGCGGGAACGCCTGAAACGGGTCGCTTGACGATTTGAAGAGCATTTGGGTATCGTTTTGCCAGTGTGTCGTCAATCCGCCCAAAGCTGCTGTTGGATGGCGAAAATAAAAAAAGCCCGGTCAGATGCCGGGCTTTTTGATTTTGGGAGCGCGCGTGAACGCGCCGCTAGATTCTGTTAGTTCAAGGAGCCGGGCGCGCAGCAGGCGGCGTGCTTTAACGAGTCGCCGATCTCGAATACACCCTGCGCCCTTGCACTGCTTCGGTTGCTTGACTGGCTCGGCGCAAATCACAAGGCGCATTTCAAGTGCGGCCAGTGCGCTTTCGACCTGCTCCATTTTCGATGTATGCAAGAAGTCGACAAGACGATCTCCCTGCACTTGGGCGATACCAAGCACCCGGCATAGATCTGCCTTTCTCATGCCTCGCCTCATCATCTCATTCCATAGAGCGATCTTTGCGACGGTCACAGCCGGAAGATGTACGACATGCTCTTCTGGCTCTGGAGCGCTAGCCACTGGAATTGATCGGCGTTGATCAACGTATAGCGACAATGTGGTTTCGATGGCATCAACGGCCTCGCTGAGCGCGTGCTCGACGGTGTCTCCATAGCTGTTCAGTTCTGGAAGGTCTCGACAGAAAACGGCAACGCCAGGAGCGCTGTCGTCCTGCTCGAAACGGATTGCGAAGTTGTACATGGTGTCCCCTCTGGGTGACTACGTTCAGCAGTGGGGGCTCTCAGAGCCCCAGTTGCTTGATGATCGCCTTGCGTGTCGGCTCCGGCATTTCTTTGGCGCCGTGATCTGCGAAGGTCGTTGTCTTACCGTTCGGGGCGGTCACCTTGAAGTGACTGCCCTTGCCAGCTTCGAAGGTCACGCCTTGTGCCCTCAGCCAGCGTCGGAATTCGCTGAACTTCATCACCTCATCTCGTCTGAATCGATGAAGCAAGAATACAACATTTTTGTTGTTATACAACATTAATGTTGTGCCTTAGGTAGTGCAGTCCTATGCCGTTGGTCGTTATCCCCCACCCTTTCCCGGCTAGCCCGCTGCAGACGCTATTCGACTCCGAGGACGAAGCGAACGCCCGGGCCCAGGTGATGGTCGAGTCATCGTCGAAGCAGCCGGTCCCCGTTGCTGAACTGCGCACGCTCTACCAGGGCTCGGTCAACGTCAGCGCGTCGCCAGCGATGGGCCAACCGAAGGGACCTAAACAGGGTTGAAGATCACGCCACGCCGGGAGGTGTTGCGCAACCGTGCCGCACCGTCGGGATGACGTTGTTCAAGCACATCAGCCGGGTTCACCCTGCGCCTACTCAAGAGCCTCGCCAAGCGCGGGGCTTTTTCATTTCCGCCCCGCCGAGGGGATCCGAGACCATGAAAATGCCCGACAAAGACCCCATCACGTGGGCTGCGCTGCTTGCGTGGCTGTCTGCGCACTATCCGCAGTTGTACGCCGCCGGCCTGTCCTTTGTGGTCGCGCTGACCCGGGTGATCTACGGCGGTGGAACGCGGCGCCAGGCGCTGCTCGAGGCAACGCTCTGCACCTTGATTACCTTGGGCCTGATTCCGGTTCTTGAGTGGTTCGGCCTGCCACAGAACATGGCTACCGCTGCTGGGGTGTTCACCGGCTTCCTAGGGGTGAAGAAGATCGCCGAGTTCGCTGATCGGATCGCCGACTGGAAGTTTCCGCGTCGGGGGGCTGGCGAATGAAGATCACCGCAGATCAACTCGACCGCGCTACCGGCTGCGGTGCTTCTACTGCCGGCCTCTGGGTCGACCACATCAACGGCTCCATGGCTCGGTTTGAGATCAACACGGCTGAGCGGGTGGCGATGTTCCTGGCCCAAGTCGGGCACGAATGCCAGAGCCTCAAGCGCGTGGTCGAGAACCTGAATTACTCCTCCGAGGGCCTGCTCGCGACCTGGCCGAAGCGGTTCACGCCGGCAGAGGCGAAGCAGTACGCCCGCCAGCCCGAGCACATCGCGAACCGCGTCTACGCAAACCGGATGGGCAACGGGTCGCCGGATACGGGCGATGGGTATCGATACCGTGGCCGCGGCCTGATCATGATCACCGGCCGCGACAACTACACCGAAGCTGCACGTGCCCTGGCGCTGCCACTGGTAGCGCAACCGGAACTGCTGGAGCAACGGACCTGGGCAGCAATCGCCGCGGGGTGGTGGTGGAAGTCGCGGGGTTTAAACGACCTGGCTGACCAAGGCCGATTCGAGCGGATCACTCTGAAGATCAACGGCGGCTACAACGGTGCTGAGGATCGAGTGGCGCGTCTCGAATGGGCGCGCGCAGCGCTGGCGGGTGCGTGATGAGGTGGGTTCCATGGTTGATCGTCGCGCTCGTTGCGATGGGGATGATGTGGCGGATGGACCGCTTGAGCCTGCAAGTGACCGCAGAGCGGGAGCGTGCTGACGTCGCGGCGCAGGAGCGTGACCGCAACCAGCAACTGATTGACCTGCAGGCTGGCGTACTGGCTGAACAGCAACGCCAACTCGGCCGCGTCGCCGACATCGAACTGCAAACCCGACAACTCGGCCAAGCCCTGGAGGTCCAGGGCGCGCGCCATGCTGCGGCGTTACGGGAGTTGAAAGAGAATGACCAGGCTGTTCGCGACTGGCTGCGTGCTGGCATCCCTGCTGGCCTTGGCCGGATGTACGCCCGCCCCGAAACCACTGACCCCAGCGCCTATCGCGCAGCAGGCCAAGTGCCCGCTGACGCCGTGTCGGCTCCCCGGCCGTCCGCCGCTAGCGAACGGTGAGGATGCAACCGCGGCGATCGATGCTGTTGAGGCTGCGTTGACAGCGTGCGCGGTCCAAGTCCTGGACTGCATCGAGCGTCAGCGAGTGGATGAGCGATGAGAGGCAGTATCTCCGCCCGAGATCTCGATGATGCGGTGGCGTCTCTACGGGTCCTCTGTGGCGACCTGCCGAACAAAGTGTTGGCCGACGCCTTGAACCACACCGCGAACCAGGCGAATCAGGCCCTGGTCGGGGAGATCGACCAGGTCTTCGACCGGCCGACACCGTTCACCCGTAACGCCATCCGCATCCTGCATGCCACCTCACGCCGGCTTGAGGCGGCCTTGTGGGTGAAGGACGAAAAGGACCATGCCTCGAAGGGGCAGTCGCCGGAGGACTGGGTAGCTCCCCAGGTCTTCGGAGGGCCGAGGGTGGACAAGGCGTCGGAGCGGAACCTCCGGGCCCGGGGCATCCTGCCGGCGGGCATGTTCGTGGTTCCAGCGGAGGGCACCCGGCTGGACCAGTACGGCAACATGAGCCGCGGCCAGATGATCCAGATCCTTTCCGGCCTGGGCGCCCTGGAATACCGAGCGGGGTTCAAAGGAAACGCCACCCAGTCGGCGCGTTCCTTGGCGAGGGGACACCAACTCGCGTACTTCGTGATGCACCGTGGCCGCCGACCGATTGGCATCGCCGAGCGCCGTGGACGGACGTTGACCATGGTCCTCGCCTTCGTCCGCCAGCCTCAGTACCGCGTGCGCTTCCAATTTCACGAAGTCGTTCGGCGTGTTGCCGAGGACGACGCGCGCCTAGAGGCGAACATCGAGCGGGCCCTGGCGAAAGCGTTGCGCTGAACCGTTGGCGGGTGGCTTGGCCGGGCGGAGCGGGGTTAGTTCAACCCGGGCCGGCGGTGGCCACTTGCAGGTGGGGTGTCGCGAAAAGCGGGGCAGTGACGTGCTACTCGAAAAGCACCGGGGGCCCCTGAAGCGTGGCCCTTGGAGAGGGTAATTCGAACCCCGCTTTTCCACTATGTATGGCCCAAATTCTGAGGTTGGTTGTTGTGTTGTTATGAGCAAACCAGATATCACTCGGCAGCCTCACTGGCTCAACAAAAGCCGGATGGCGACGAGCCTCGGTATAAGCACGCAAGCCTTTGATAAATGGGGCGTCGAGCCGGTTGCAAGGATTGGCCGAGAGGCCTTCTATGACGTCCGCTCGGTACTGGAAAACCGCCTCGACTTCGCGGAGCGGAAACACCAACCAGACGGTGATGTTCCGGAAGGCATCGACCCGCTGGCAGAACATAAGCTGACGCAGGAGCGTCTGCGCCTCACTTCGGCCCAGGCCGACGCCCAGGAGAAGAAGAACCTGGTTGCCGACAAGCATCTGGTGCCTACCGAATTTGCGGTCTTCGCCCTGGGCAAGATCGCTGCCCAGATTGGTTCAATTCTCGACACGGTGCCCTTGAAGTTGCGCCGCAAGCACCCGGACCTCGACGTGCGACACGTCGAGGCGCTGCAGCGAGAGATCGCTCTGGCGCGCAACCGCGCTTCCGAGTTGGGCGATCTACTCCCGGGTATGCTGGATGAATATGTCGAGTCCTTGGCTGAATGACCTGCAGAAGCAAGTTCGCCTCGGCCTTGAGTCCCTATTCCGCGAACCACCGCTGACTGCGGTGGAGTGGGCGGACAAGCATTTCTATTTGTCGTCCGAGTCCTCTTACCAGGAAGGAAAGTGGGAAACCGCAGCGTTCCAGGTTGGAATCCTGAACGCGATGGGCAACGACCTGATCCGCGTGGTGAACCTGATCAAGTCTGCACGGGTCGGCTACACCAAGATGCTGATGGCGAACATCGGCTACAAGCTCCAGCACAAAAAGCGCAACGTGCTGAGCTACTGCCCGACGGACCCTGACGCCGAAGAGCTGATGAAGCGGCACGTTGAGTCGTTCATCCGCGATGTTCCGGTCTTACTCGCCCTCGCGCCGTGGTATGGGAAGAAGCACCGGGACAACACCCTCGCCGCGAAGAAGTTCAGCCACCAGAAGATGCTCTGGTGCCTGGGCGGTAAGGCCGCGCGAAACTACCGCGAGAAGTCGCCCGACGAGGTCATCTACGACGAGCTGTCGAAATTCGACGCCGACATTGAGGGCGAGGGCTCGCCAACCTTTCTCGGCGACAAGCGCCTGGAGGGGGCCACCTTCAAGAAGTCGATCCGCGGTTCCACACCGGGGACGGTGGGCGAGTGCCAGATCACAAAGGCTGCTGAAGAGTCGCCGCATTTCATGCGCTTTCACATCCGCTGCCCGCATTGCCACGGAGAACAGTTCCTGAAGTGGGGCGGCAAGGACTGCTCGTTCGGCATCAAATACGAGACCAACGCGCTGGGTGAGGCGGAGAAGGCCTGGTACACCTGCGAGCACAACGGCTGCGTGATCGAGTATCACGAGGCGGTAGAGGCTGCGAACGATGGCCGCTGGATTTGTGAGCGGACCGGCCTCTGGACGCACGATTCCATGGACTGGTTCAAGGCCGACGGCGAGCCAGCCCGTACGCCTCGCTCTGTCACTTTCCACATCTGGACCGCGTACAGCGTCTTCACCACCTGGCTCGACATGGTCGGCGACTGGCTGAACGTGAAGGGCGACCGCGAAAAGCTGATCACCTTCGTCAACACCACCTTGGGCGAAACCTGGGAGGGTGACCAGGGCGAAAAGCTAGAGTGGGAGAACCTCTATGGTCGGCGCGAAATCTGGCAGCACCTGCCCGCGCGCGTAGCCGCTCTGACGGGCTTCATCGACACCCAGGACGACCGCTACGAGGCGCGTATCTGGGCCTGGGCCGCGGGCGAGGAAGGTTGGTTGGTCGACCGCTGGATTCTGCAGGGCGACCCGGCTAGCGCCGAGTTGCGCCGGAAGGTCGGGCTCAAGCTCCACCAGCAGTACCAGCGCGAAGACGGTGTGAGCATGCGCGTTGCGCTCTGGGGATGGGACTCCGGCGGTCACTACACCGACGAGGTGTACGAGGAGAGCAAGAAGCACGGCCTGTTGTGGGTCATCCCGACCAGGGGCACAACGTCTACGGCAAGCCCATTGCAATGTTCCCCAACAACAAGAACAAGGCTGGCGTCTACCTGACGATGATCGGTACGGACAACGCCAAGGAGCTGATCTACAGCCGTCTGAAGCTTCAGCCCGAGCCAGGCAAGGTTCTCCCCGGCGTGATGCATCTGCCAGCCAGCGACGCGATCTGCGACGAGAGCGAACTGAAGCAGCTCACTGCCGAAACCAAGGTGATGAAGATCGAGAAGGGCCAGCGCGTGTATCGCTGGGACGCGAAGGGGCGCCGGAACGAGGCACTGGACTGCGCCGTCGGCGCTCTGGCAATGCTGCGAGTCGCCCAGCAGCGCTTCGGCCTGGTCCTCGATACGCCGCCCACCACTTCCACTGCACCATCGGTCCCGACCACCAAGCGCCGCAGCTCCGGCAGCGGCTATCTGAAACAACGTCGATAACCACGCGAGGCGGATATGACCGAAGCGCAGCAACGGTTGGCGGATGTGCGCGCGGCCATCCATGACATTCTCACCAAGGGGCAGACCATCACCAAGGATGGTCGCAAGCTTGAGCGCGCGCAGTTGGCGAGTCTGCGGATGCTGGAAAGCCAGTACGTGGCAGATGCGGGACAGGAGTCGGCGCTCAGTGGTCGGCGCTCCCGGGTGTGTCGGCTGTACCCTGCCGGGAAGGGGATGTGATGGCCAGGTATCCTCATCTGACCCGGGCGGGCTTCATGCTTCCAGACCGGATTAAGAACAGCTATGACGGTGCCGGAACAGGCCGCCGCGCGCAGAGCTGGGATGCGCCGCCGGGCTCGATCAATACCTTGTCGCTCCCTGCACTGCCACTGCTACGCAAGCGCTCCCGAGCTGCGACGCGCAACGACCCCTACGCGGGTGGTGCGATCGACACACGGGTGAGCAACCTCATTGGTTCCGGCATCGTGCCAATGCCGACGATTCAGGACAAGGCGCTGCGGCGGTTGTTGCTGGAGCTCTGGCTGGACTGGACCGACGAGTCGGATGCCGACGAGCGGACCGACTTCTATGGACAGCAGGCACTGGCGGCGCGAATGGTCGAGGAGAGCGGCGAGTGCTTTATTCGTCTGCGCCCGAGGCGGCTGGAGGACGACCTAGCCGTGCCGTTGCAGTTGCAATTGCTGCCTGCCGAGTTCGTTCCGGTCGAGAAGAACGAGGTGGCACGCAACGGTAATTTGATCCGGGCCGGCATTGAGTTCAACGCCCTGGGCAAGCGGGTGGCGTACTGGATGTATCGGCGTCACCCCGGCGACAGCGCAGTGATGGCGGCGGGCTACAACCAACTGGTGCGGGTGCCGGCCAGCGAGGTACTACACGTCTTCGAGCCGTTGGAGGCAGGACAGTTGCGGGGGGTTCCCCGACTGTCTCGGGTTCTACTGCGGCTGCGCTCGTTGGACAACTTCGACGATGCGGTGCTGTTCCGCCAGGAGGTAGCCAATCTGTTCGCCGGATTCATTACTCGGCCGAGCCCAGGCGACTTGCCTCCCATTGATCCCATCAACGGTGGACCGGTGCGTATGGACGGTGACGGCTTCACGCCGATGGTGGGATTGGAGCCGGGCACCATGCAGGAGTTGCTGCCAGGCGAGCAAGTGGAGTTCTCCAAGCCGCCGGAGGCTGGTAACAACTATCCGGACTTCATGCGGCAGCAACTCCAGGCTGCGGCGATGGGAACTGGAGTGCCCTACGAGCTGTTCACCGGCGATCTGAGGAACGTAAATGACCGGGTGATCAGGGTTGTTCTCAACGAGTTTCGCCGGCGCCTGGAACAGCTTCAGTTCAGCGTCTACATCCACCAGCTTTGCCGACCGGTGAGGGCGGCGTGGATGGACATGGCGTACTTATCCGGTGCCTTGGATCTACCCGACTACGCACGCCGACGGCGCGAGTATTTGCGCACTCGCTGGGTGCCCCAGGGGTGGGAGTACATCCACCCAGTGCAGGACGTGCAGGGCAAGGTTCTAGAGATCCAGGCGGGGTTGGCCTCGCGTAGCGAGGTAGTGCTGCGCAAGGGCTATGACGCGGAAACCATCGACGAAGAAAACGCTGCAGACCAGACACGTGCCCACGAGCTTGGTCTCAACTACACAACGGCTCCGGGGTCGCCGGATCCCGCCGATGAGGAAACACCATGACCGAACAATCAGCGCTTCGTGCGCAGGCGCTTGCACTCGGCCTGCACATTTTCAACAAGGTCCCGGATGTACCGGCGCCCCAGGACGAGACCTGGTACCGCATCAAGGCTGCAGCCGAGGGTGAGCCGGACCAGGCCATCGAGGTCTACATCTACGGTGAGATTGGTACTTGGGGGATCACGGCCAACCAGTTTATCCAGGATCTGAAGGCCGTCGACGATGGTTCTTCGCCAGTGCTGGTGGCTTTCAACTCCATTGGTGGCGACCTATTCGACGGACTGGCGATCCACAACGTGCTCAACCGCCTGGGCGAGCGCTGTACCGCCCGCATCGATGCACTGGCGGCGAGTGCGGCAAGCGTGGCGGCCTGCGGCGCGCATCGGTTGGAGATGGCTTCCAATTCCATGCTGATGATCCACAACCCCTGGACCTGGGCCGGCGGCGATGCCGACGATCTGCGCAAGGTGGCCGAGGTGCTGGACCAGACGCTGGAAGCCATCGTCGCCTCCTACAAGCGCAAGGCGCCCGAGATCGACGATGGTGAGCTCCGGCAGATGATCAAGGACGAGACTTGGCTGACGGCGAGTGAAGCCACGACGCTTGGTTTCTGCGACGAGGTGCTGGACGGGGTGGCTGTGAAGGCGGTGGTGGGCGATGGCGGTGCGTTGCGCAAATACCGCAATACTCCCCAGACGCTGCTTGCTCAACTCGATAAGCCGCCGCTGAGCGATACACCTGCACCGACAGAGGACCCTGTTCTTGAACCTGATCCCGAACCCCCTGTAACCCAGCCCACTGCCGCCGCCCTGGCAGCACGGATTATCCGTAGCTGCTCGGAGGCCGGTATCCATAACCTCGTGGAGGCTCTGACCTTGGCAGGAAACCTGAAAGACGAGGCGAGCATTGATGCAGCGGTCACCCGGGCCAAGGCGGTCCGCGATCTGTGCGTCAGTGCGCGCCTGCCGGAACTTGCCGCCGACTATGTGAAAGCTGGCCTCGAACCAGACGCCGTACGCGCCAGGCTGTTCGACAAGCTGGCTGGCAACGGCTTCGGCGAAATCATCAACACCCCGCCGCTCGAGGATGATCCGACGCCCCCCAGCAAGGCCAGGGCTGCGACGCCGTCGAAGGTGTACGCCGCGCGTCGGGCTGCCCAAACCGCTAAACCCAAGGCTTCGAAAGGAGAAGCATGATGACCAAAACCGAAGGCTTTCACGCCGGTGAGTTCCTCCTCTCGGAGGGGGCCGGTTCCATTTCCCGCGAACAGGTGACCCTGGCCGCTACCGCGAAGGCCCTGCCAGTCGGCCAGGTGCTGGGTATCGTCACGGCGTCGGGCCAATACGCGCCCTACGACGATGCGGCCACAGATGGCACCGAGGTGGCGGTGGCGATCCTGTATGCGCCCAAGCCGGCCTCGCCCGATCCCCAGGCGGTGACCGTGATTGCTCGTCTGGCCGAGGTGATCGATGTGGCGCTGACGGGTTTGAACGACGCTGCCCGTGGCGACCTCAAGGCCCGCAACCTCATTGTCCGCACCGGTACGCCGTACTGACCGGCCCCTTTGAGTCCTCCCGAAGCCCCGCACCCGCGGGGCTTTTCATTTTCTATGGAGTAAACAATGGCTGACATCAACGTCTTCGAAGACGAGGCGTTCAGCGTCTCGTCCCTCACCGCTGCGATCAACGAAGCCCCCGAGGTGCCTGGCCGTCTGGCGGCTCTGGGACTCTTCGAGGAAGAGGGCAGCACCACCATCACCCAGCAGATCGAGAAGGACGGAGACACCCTACACTTGGTGCCGGCCGCCGATCGCGGCGCGCCGGGCCTGGTGGTAACTGGCAGCAAGCGCGTGCTGATTCCGTTCAACAATGTGCACTTGCCACAGACCTTCACCATCCTGGCCGACGAGATCCAAGGCATTCGCGCCTTTGGCGAGCAAACCGAATTGCAGGCTGTGCAGGACGTGGTGAACAAGCGCCTGGGCAAGATGCGTCGCCAGCTCGACGCCACTCACGAGCACCAGCGGATGGGCGCGGTGCTCGGTACCATCCTCGATGCCGACGGCAGCACTGTATTGCTCGACCTCTACGACCGCTTCGGTATCAGTGCTCAGGTCGTTCAGATGGAGCTAGGTAGCGCGACCACCAAGGTACGCCTGAAGGCCGGCGAAGCACTGGACGCGCAGGAGGATGCCCTGGGCAACATCCCCAGCAGCGGCTCGCGCGCACTTTGCGGGAAGAACTTCTGGAATGCGCTGATCACCCATAAGTCGGTGGAGGAGACCTACCTCAACACCATGCAGGCCTCCCAACTGCGCGGTGATGCACGCGAGGAGTTCGAGTTTGGCGGCGTGATCTGGGAGCGCTACCGCGGCAAGGTGGGCGGTCGCTCCTTCATCCCAGATGATGAGGCACGGCTTGTGCCTATCGGAGTGCCGGAGCTGTTCCTGAGCATCTTCGCGCCGGCCAACTACATGGAGACCGTCAACACCCTGGGCCTGCCGTATTACGCCAAGCAGGAGGTCATGCCGTTCAACAAGGGCGTGGCTGGCGAAGCGCAGTCGAACCCTCTGCATATTTGCACCCGCCCTCGCGCAGTCATCAAGTTGGTGAAGTAGTGGCTGGCTTTGTCCAATTGGTCGCCGACATGGACGAGATCATCGCCGACGTCCTCGGTGATGGTGAGTTTGGCTACCTGGACCGCTCTGGCCGGCAGGTCGGCAATGCTGCGGTGATCGTCGAGGAAGGTGTTGAGCGCATGGAGGCCGGCGCCCTGGATCGGTACCGGACCATTGCGTGCCGCAAGGCCGTGTTGCAGCCCCTTGATCGAAAGGGGGCGTTCCTCGATTCCGATGGCCAGCTCTGGCGCATCGACGGCATCCATGCCGACGACGGCGACTGGATCACTTTCTACGTGGTGCCCGAATGAGCGACGTGATCGATGTACAGACCGCGGTCATCGGCCAACTGTTGGACCTGCTGGCCGCGGTACCGGCGTTCGGCGACGCCGTCCGTGAGGACTGGGTGGCCGGGGTGCTCGACGCCGAGGACAGCGACGAGCCCGAACGGCTGATCATCCTGCAGGAAGGGGACACCGTGGAACGAGACCGGTCGCCGGGCAGTGTCGTGGAGGAGTGGACCGTGAACATTGTCCCGATGGCGCGCGGCAGGGACGCCGCCCAGGCGTTGCGCGAGGCGCGCCTGGCGATCAAGCGGGTGCTCAAGGGCCACAAGGCCGGGCTGACGGTGCCCGGCCTGGTGCGTGTCGATTTTCCGGCATCCGCTGTGCGCCTGCCCGAGCCCGGCCGGCGCTGGGCCTATCGAGCCATCCCTCTGCAGGTCAGCTACTCGCAGCAGTTGTAACCCATCCACCAGGCCGCCTCCGGGCGGCCTCTTCATTTCCGGAGGGCTCCATGCCCGAGATCATCGTTACCAGGCCGTTCAACTACCGCGAGGGGCTCGACGCGACCCACTACCCGGCGTCGGAGGGCGCCATCACCGTTACGGCCGCCGTAGCTGCCCATGCCCTGGGCAAGGGCTACGCCACCGAGGCCAAGGCCAAGGCGCCGATTCCGGCAGCCTCCGCCGAACCGGCCGGCCGCGACCAGAAGTAACCCACCCGAACCCATCAGGAGAGCCTCATGCTCCAGACCATCGACCGCTCGTTCATCGGCGAGGGCATCATCCATGCCCGCCTGTACGGGTCGCAGGAACCGTTCCTGCCGCTCGGCAACTGCGACACCTTCAACATCAGCTTCGCCACCGACCGCAAGACGCTGCCCAACTACATGGGAGGCGGCGGCAACAGCAACGTCCGCGAGCGTGTCACCGACGTGACGTCCTCCATCGGAATGTTCGACCTGACCGCCGAGAATGTCGCCCTGGTGACGCGCTCCACCATCCAGGTGGCGCCCACCGCCGCGATCACCGACGAGGCGCATACCTCTCAGGGGGTTGCGCTGGAGTTGATCCCGTTCAAGTACCTGCCGGACCTGACCAAGCCCGTGACGGTGAAGACCGCGGGGGACGTCGAGGTGGCCCCGGGCACCGACTACTTGCTGGTACCCCACGGCATCCAGGTGCTGAGCGGCGGCAAGATCGATGCAACCGGCATCAAGGTCAGCTACACGCCGCGCCCGAGCCGGGCGGTGCATATGCTCAACGGCTCGCAGAAGGAGCTGGAGCTGTTCATCGCTGGCCTGAACGACGCGCAGTCGGGCGAGCCGTTCGCGCTGCGCCCTCGCCGCGTCAAGTTCGGCCTCCTGCAGGAGCTGGCGGTGCTGGGCCAGGAATACGCCAAGCTCACCGGCCCGGCGGAACTGCTCGCAGATTCGCGCGTGACCGCGACCGACATTTCCAAGTTCTGCCAGATGGATCTGGCAGGATAAGAATGGAAATAAAAAGTTACTTTTAGAGAGGTAATATAAAGTCTCTCCAATATTGCGAATATAAATAGGGCGCCCAGGTATTGCTGTTGTTTGGTGTTAACCCCCATATTTCTGGTAGGGGTGTCTTATTTATATTTGGCTAGGTTTAGTTCTGCGAGCCTGGAAACGGCTCGGTGGTCCTGCCTGTCGAGTGTAGGGCTAATAACTATTCGCTATGCAAGGAGCATCGCAAATGGGTACTTATCTGTTCCAATATGCACAAGATAAGGATTATGTGCTGGGTGTTTCCGATGAGCAGTCCGGCGCCAAAGTCGTACTGCGGAAAGCGCAAGGCACGCCATATCGCTTCATCCTTTGGGATGTCGATCAGGACACAGGGGTGATCACCCTGAACTCAAGCGGCGGCCAGTTGGCGATTGACCCGCAGGGTGGGAAGGTTTCGCCACAGAATATCCTGACGCTGGCTGTCGTGAATTCGAGTTCGAAGAGCCAACGCTTCGATATGGTGACGAAACCGCTCTACATCTTGAGCGTCCCCGAACCGGGGCTCTGTATCGACAACCAGAATCGTGTAACTAAAGACGGCAACCCGATCTGGCTCTACGAGTTCAACGGTTCGCAGGCTCAGCAATGGATCCCGCAGCGACTCTCGTTCGCGAAGGCTGATTTCTAAAAAATTAGCCTTTATAGAGCCTCCAGTATTTCCATGCTGGAGGCTCTTTTAAATGGTTTTTAAGTAAGTTCTTGGTTTCTCTGTTGGGACGAAGTTGTGTCATTCAGAGACTTTTAGTGGGGCGTAATTTTTTGTGGCTCAAGAGAGTTAGCTAGTAATAGCCAGTTCTGATCTTAACCCGCCATATGGCGGGTTTTTTATTGTCCGGAGATTCTTATGGCGAGCCCAATGCAGCGCCTGATCCAGTTCGTTCTTCGCGGCCGGGACGAACTGTCGCCCGCCGCCCAGCAGTCGACCGAGGCGCTGGAAGGGCTGCGCGCCACGGCGGCGAACCTGAACCGGCAGTTGGACGATGCGAAGGGCGCCCGGGGCCTGGTGACTGCGCTCGGAACTACTGAGCGCGCCATTGCGCAGACGCAGACGTCGGTGCAGCGGGTGGACCGTACCATTGCGGACCTGCGCGAGGCGTTGGACCGCAACCCCGGGAGCCGGGGCCTGGCCGTGTCCCTGCAGATCGCGGAGCGGGACGCAGCGGGTCTGCGTCGGACCCTTGACCAACTGACCGCTCGGCACGCCGAGCAGCAACGTGCGGCGCGGGCGGCGGGCGTGGATACCGGGCAGCTTGCCAACGAGGAGCGGCGGCTGGCGTCGGTGGTCGACAACACCCGCGAGAGCATCGCGCAGAACAGCCGCGAGATCCGCGAGCTGGAACGTGCGCAGATGCGAGCGGCGCGGGAGGCGGCTGGCCACACCTCGCGCGTGACGGCGCTGCGCGAGGCCATGTCGTCCGGCGTTCGCCAGGCAGCCGCTTACGCCGCGGCCTTCGTCGGCATCCAGGCGGCGCTGAACCTGGTGCGCAGTGGAGTCGGCCTGGTGCGTGATGGCATCGTCTCGATGCTGACCACCGGCGACCAGTTCGAGAACCTGCAGAACCGGCTCACGTCGCTGATGGGCTCGGTTGCCGAAGGTGAGCGGGCAACCGCCTGGATCAAGACCTTTGCCAAGGACACGCCGCTTCAGTTGAGCGACGTCACCGACGCCTTCGCGCTGCTGAAGGCCTACGGCCTGGACCCGATGGATGGGTCGCTGAAAGCGATCGAGGACCAGTCGGAGAAGCTGGGCGGCGGCATGGAGCGCCTGGAGGGCATCACGACGGCAGTCGGCCAGGCCTGGGCGAAGCAGAAGCTGCAGACCGAGGAGATCCTGCAACTGGTCGAGCGTGGCGTGCCGGTGTGGGACATGCTGGCCAAGGTCACCGGCAAGAATGCCGCGCAGCTGCAGGATCTGGCGAGCAAGGGCAAGCTTGGCCGGGACGTTATCAAGGCGCTGGTCGACGAAATGGGGCGCAGCTCCGAAGGGGCCGCGGCCAAGGCCATGAGCACCCTGACCGGTCTGGTCAGCAACCTCGGCGACACTGCGGCCGACTTTCTCAACCGCATTGCCAACGCCGGCGCGCTGGACCACGTCAAGAACAAGCTGAAGGAACTGGGCGATACCATCGCGCAGATGGACCAGGACGGGCGCCTCGACACGCTGGCCAAGGGGCTGTCGGATGCCTTCGTCCAGGGCTCGGAATGGGTCGAGCGCTTCATCAAGCGCCTGGCCGACGTCGATTTCGGCACCCTGATCGACAAGACCTCGGCCTGGCTTAGCAGCTTCAGCACCCAGCTGGACGACATGGCCTCGCGGGTGCAACTGTTCATCGCGCCGTTCCGGACGTTGTTCAACGGTGTCACCTCGGGCATCAGCGCTATCGCCCTGGCCTGGACCGGCACCATGTCGCTGATGGTCGCCGGCATCGAGAAGGTGGCGGAGAAGATCCCGGCGGCGCTGGGTGGGGAGCGCATCCGCAGTTCCGTCGCCGGCGTCCACGACCTGCTCAGCAGCATGAGCGAGGGTTTTCGCCAGCAGATCCAGCAGGACGCGCAGGATATCGCGGATGCCTGGGACACCAGCACCACGGCCACCGCCTCCGCCGCACAGCAGCAGAGCCAGGCGATCACCGACACCTTCACCGACCTGAAGGCGGGTGCGAAGAGCGCGGCTGCCGAGTCGGTGCAGGCGGTGACCAGCCTGCAGAATGCCCTGGACCAGATCAGCGCGGCCAAGACCACCGAGCAACTGACCGCCCTGCAGGGGGAAATGCTCAAGGCCTACCAGGCCGGCACGCTGAGCCAGCAGGAGTATGCGAACGGCGCCGGTGTCCTCAACGCGAAGCTGACCGAACTGAAGTCGACCGCCAGCGGCGCCGCCCTGGGGGTGTCTGACCTCAGTACCGGCCTGGAGAACCTGAAGCAGGTCCAGGACGCGATCAGCAGCGCGAAGACCACGGTCGATATCCAGAACATCCGGACGGCGCTGGGCCGGTTGTACAACGACGGCACGATCAGTGCGCGGGAGTTCAACCAGGAACAGACCAAGCTGTCCGCCAAGGTCAAGGAACTGAAGGCGGCCGGCGAGGAGGGCGCCAAGGGTATGCAGGCGGTCGCGGAGTCCTCGGACAAGGCGGCCAAATCGCTCTCGGACCAGCGCAAGGCCATCGGCGAATCGATGGAGGCAACCCGCAAGGGAGTAGCGTCGACGAAGGACGACATGGGCGCCTTCGAAGGGTTCTTCGGTGGGGTGTTGAGCACCGCGCGGCAGGGCGTCGCGCAGTTGAGCCAGGAAGCGCTGAACGCCTTCGATGCGATGCGTGGGATCTCCACCGTCGATCTCAGCATCGACACCAGCAGCCTGGACGCCACTTCGCGCTCCCTGGCCAAGGTCAGTGAGCAACTGGCCCGGATCAAGGCCGAGTCGGGCGTGGGCATGAGCGGTTTCGGGCGCTGGGCGATGGATACCCAGCGGGCCAGCCTGGAGATCCAGGCTGCGTACCTGGAGCAGAAGCGCAGCCTGCAGAGCCTGATGGACGACTACGAGCGCGGGACCATGAAGCTGGGCGACTTCGTGTCGGCGGCCAAGGGCGCTCGAAATGGCCTCAGCCTGCTGAACGATTCGGACATGCGGCAACTGGAGAGCGCAATCGAGGCGGCCAATCAGAAGATCCAGCAGCTCAAGGAAGGCTCGAAGTCGACGCTGGTCAGCCTGCGCGAGGAACTGGCGGGGCTGCGTGGCGAGCAGGAGGCCGTGGATCGCAGCCGGTTCAACAGCCGTAAGGCTGAGTTGCAGCAGCAACTGGCCGAGGCCCAGGGCAGCGGCGACATGAACGCGGTACAGAACCTGATGACGGCGCTGGCCACCCTGCAGCAGATCCAGGCCGAGACGGACGCCAAGCGGCAGCGGGAGGAGCAGCAGAAGCGGGTGGACGAGCAGAACGCCGCCAAGGCCGCGGCGGCGCCGCCTGCCTCGCCGCCGGCTTCGAGTCCTCCGCCCCGGGTCGTTCGTTTCGAGACGGCGCGGGGAGCCGTTGACGTGGCGGTGGCCAGCGAACAGGACGAAACCAACCTGCTCGGCGTGCTCGAGCAGGCCAGCATGAGGACCGGCCGATGAGGCTCGATGCGGTGGAACTGGGCGACCAGTTCGAATGGGTGGACGAGTTCACCTGGGATGCGGTGGCACAAGAGCAGGAACGCTCCCTGACCGGCGCGCTGCTGGTGCAGGAAGGCACCAAGCTGCATGGCCGCCCGATCACACTGCGCTCCGGGGGAGGGGTATGGACGCCGCTGTGGGTCGTGCGCCAACTGGAGGTGCTGCGCGACCAGCGCCTGCGGGTCATGCCGCTGGTGCTACCAGACGGCCGCGAATTCTCGGTGATCTTCAACCGCGCCGAAGGGACGCCGCTGGAAGCCGAACCGCTGTTCCGCGAGGTCAACCCCGGTCCGGACGCCGACTACCTGGTGACGTTGCGACTGCTCACCGTAGCGCCGCCCTCGGCACCGCCCACCCCCGACCCTTGATCCCACACCCCGCCTCGGCGGGGTTTTCTTTTCTGGCTGGAGTGTTCCATGACGATCACCGTCGATGATGTAAAGCTGCTGAAATCCCAGCGCCTCACCGATGAGGACGACGGCGGCGGCCGTGCCACCGGGCAGGCCGTGGTGGATCGCGAGATCAACAACCTGTTTCCCGATATCTCGCGCCTGGACCGGACCATCGGCCGGATCAACCTGCGCAAGGCCTTCGCCGGCATCAGCTCGAACAGCGCCGAGCCGTACCTGGGCGCTCATGCCATCGTCACGCGGGCGCCGGCCGATCCGCGTGTCTCGGTGCTGCTGTTCAACACCGGTAGCCAGACCGACGAGCGCCGCGACGCGCGCAACGCCATCGAGTCCTTCGTGGTGCCGGCCGTGTCCGCCTCGTTCGAACTGCTGGGCAACCAGTTGCAGGGCCAGCGCGCCATCGCTTGCGTGCAGCGCGAAGAACAGCGGCTACCCGAGATTGGCGAGGTCTATCAGTTGGTGTTCGAGTCGCGCTCGCAGTATGTCCGCATCACCGACGTCGAGGCGCGGCTGGAACAGTTCGCCCACGACTACGGCAACGGCAACTTCGTGAACTTCACCCGGCACCGGCTGGACCTGTCGATCAGCGCGCCACTGGGCGCGACCTTCCCCGGCGGCCAGGTGACGCCAGGCGGCACCACCAGCCCGAAAAGCCAGGTGCTCAGCACCCAGGTCGCCGATGCCGCGCGGTACTACGGCATCAGCCCCCTGGCCGAGGCTGTCAGCCGCGGCGCGCTGAGCCTGCGGGTCAAGTCGGTCTATTCCCAACTGGTGCCCAGTACCACCCGGGAAAACGCGCTGGTCGACCAACTGGCCGGCTACCAGCGGCGCCTGTTCGCTGCGGCCGGGCCGGCGCGGACGGTCAACCTGAATGTCGCGAACATAGGCAGCGGCAGGTCGCGGACGTTCCTCGGCACCGGCTGCGCGCCGGGTTCGCTGTCGCTGAGCGCCGGCGGCGGTGTGTTCGCCGACGACCGCAAGGGAGGCCTGCGCTACATCAGCGGTTCGAACTGGATTGCCAGCGGTACCGTCGACTACGAGAGCGGCGCAATCGAGATGGCGGCCTCCGGCAGCGGCTGGAGCGGGACAGCGAGCGCCACCTACCAGCCTGCCGCCGCGGCGACGGGCGAAGCGGTGACCGGGGAGATCCCTATCGAACTGGGCAACCGCGGCTTCGTCTACACCTTGTCGCTGTCCGAAGCGCCGCCCCAGCCGGGCACCCTGGTGGTCTCGTTCCTCGCCCTGGGCAAATGGCAGGAGATCCGCGACCAGGGCAACGGCGAATTGGCCGGGGAAGGCACCGGCACGGTGGACTTCGCGACCGGCTCGGTATCCATCACCCTGAGCGCGCTGCCGGACGTGGGGAGTTCGCTGATCTACGCCTACGTCGGGCAGAACGATGCGGCGCTGACCCAGCGCACCGGCACCAGCGTGCAGGCGCGCGCGCGGATCAACCGGACGTTGCCGCACCAGGGGCTGTTGCCCGGCTCCTACAAGGCGACGTTCAAGGTCGGCGGGGTAGAGCGCACCGTGCTCGATAGCGGCAACGGCTCGCTCAGCGGTACCGGTGGCAGCGGCCAGATCAACTATGCCGACGGCAAGGTCAGCATGGAATTGAGCGCCACCCCGGATGCCGGGAGTGGGATCGTGCATACCTACCAGCAGGGCAGCGTGACCGACAGCCCGCTGGCGGTGACCTCCGACAGCACCGGCATGTGCATCGGCACTCTCCCCGGGGCGCCGCTCAAGGCGGGCAGCGTGCGCCTATCGTGGATCACCAAGCGTCGCCAGGCGGCACCGACCCTCGGTGCTGACATGGGCACCGGGGCGCTGCCGATCTTCGAATCGGAGATCACCGTGGACAACTCGGTGACCGACGACGCCGCCGGCGGCTGGGCCGGGCGCGCCGGGACGATCAACTACGAGACCGGCGAATTCAGCCTGAAGGTGGCCGGCAACTACGTGTTCAAGGAGTACACCTACTACACCGACACGGTCGACAACTTCGGCATGAAGAAGCTGCGTCTGGTGGCCACCGATACCACGTTGCTGGAGGGGTTCGGCGGCACGCTGAGCGTGCGCGCGCAGAGCCGCGGCGTCGAGTACGGCGAGCAGACCGATTCGCAGACCGTCGCGCCGGTGACCCTGGACCTTTTGCCCGGCGTTGCCGAGCCGATCCTGCCGGGCTCGCTGGTGTTCACCTGGGCCGGCGAGGTCTACGTCGATCGCTCCGGTGTGCTCTACAAGAACATCAACAGCAGCACCAACGCCGGCATCGCCGTCGGCTCGGTGGACTACGCCGGCCGTACCGCGACGCTGAATACCTATGGCTCGGGGGCGGCGCCGACGGTCACGCTGCTGGCCTGCCTGACCACCAACGCCGGCTTCAGCGTCACCAGCATGACCTTCCGCACGCCGGGGGCGCCGCTGCGTTCTGCGAGCCTGCAGGTGACGGCGGTTCGCCTGGATACCGCGCAGATCGTGACCACCACGGCGGACGCGAACGGTAAGCTCAATGGCGCGGTGATCAAGGGTAGCGTCGATATCGTGACCGGCATCGTCCGGCTGCGCTTCACCAGCAATCTGGAGGACACCACTGGGGCCAGCGATATCCCGGTGATTCCGCTGCTGCTGCGCTACAACGCGGTCGTCTTCACCTCGCTGCCGCTGGACGCCACCCTGCTGGGCCTGGACCCGGTGCGACTGCCGGCGGACGGGCGGGTGCCAGTGTTCCGCGAGGGTGACGTGATGGTGGTTGCCCATACCGCCGAGACCACGGTGCCGAGTCCTCAAGCTGGCGGCGTGCTGCAACTCGGCCGCGACCAGCAGGCCGAGATCAAGGTGGTGGACGCCAACGCGGTGGAACTGGCTTCGGCAGGCTACAGCGTCGATCTGGAGCGCGGCCGGGTGACCTGGGCCAACCCGCTGGTCCTGCAGGATGCCGAGGGCAACCCGCTGACCCTACCGCTGGTGGTGCGTGACCGGGTTGAGCACATGACCCTCTGCACCGAGGTTCAGGTGAACGGCGAGCTGGGAATCTCCTCGCCGCTGCCCTGGGATCTGCCGGCGGGCGAAACGCTGGCGTCCAGTGCGCTGAGCTGGGGCGACCTGCAGGCGCGGCTGCATCACTGGTTCACCCAGCGGACCTGGGATATCGGCTCGCCGAACTGGACCGACGAGCCGAAGGGCGACGGGACCACCGCCAACTACAACAGCCTCGCCTATCCACCGCTGATCGCCAACCGCGGTGCGATCGATGCGAAGTGGGCGCTGGTGTTCAACTCCTCGACCAGTTTCAGCGTGGTGGAGGAGAAGCTGGGGGTCATCGCCAACGGCACTACCACCACCGACACGGCGCCGATCAACCCGGAGACGAACACGCCGTACTTCACCATCCGCAAGGAAGGCTGGGGCAGTGGCTGGGCGGCCGGCAACGCAGTGCGCTTCAACACCGACTCGTGCCTGGGGCCGATGTGGATCGTGCGGACGGTACTCAGCGGCAAGGGCACCGTCGAGGACGATGAATTCCACCTGCAGATCAGAGGAGACGCGGACTGATGACCGCTCGACAGTACAGCTATCGGGACGCCGGCGCACCACCGGCGCTCTTCCCGTCGGCGGTGACGCCGTTCCAGAAGCTCAAGAGCTACCTGCGCGCGGCGCTGGTCGATGGCTACGGCAACAAGCCACCGGCAGGGTGGACCGTGGTGAGCGAGTTCGACACTGCCATCACCTTGGCTCCGGCGTCCAACTGTGCACAGATCACGTTCTGCCAGCACTTGCCAAGTAGTAGCGGTAGCAGCTACCGGGACTTCGTCGGGATCTTTGTACATGAGGGAATGCTGGATATCAGCACTCTGCTTCCAAAGGGGGTCAACACGAGATCCCGTACGTGGTCGGCGGATACCAACCCCACCAGCAATGATGCCCATATCCTCTATCTGGGCTACATGTACTGGAACTACGCCACCTATTGGCAGATCTGCGCGGATGCCGAGACGTTTGTCTTTTGCATGCTGGCGGATAGGGGCTATGAGAATACGAGCGAGGACTACAGCCTCGGCCTCTATGTCGGGCAGTACGAGAGCTTTAGTGGCGCCTCTGGCGTCCAGGGATTCATCGCCGTCGGTGGCGCCCAGGGGTATCAGAGTTCAGCCAGCCGAAGTACCAACCGGTCCTTTGGGAGTGGGTTCAGTTCACTGCGTGACCAGCGCTCGGGGGAGATCATCCAGGGTGGCGGCGCCGCCCTGGGGGCGCTGATGGACCAGATGCAGTACCAGAGCATGTACTACGACAGGCCAGAGGGAGAGAATCCGCCCTATTGGCGTATGCAGCAGCCCTATGTGGCGAACGGCGCGAACTACGTCGGCCTCCTGAAGGGTGTGTGTTTCGACCCGATCCTGGGCCACTACCGGCATGGGCACCTGCTGGATCGGCTCGGCCTGCCCCTGGCCGCAACCTCGGTGGCGGAGGCGGTGCAGATGGATGGCAAGACCTATTACGTGGATATGGACCGTTGGGGGCTCTGGTTCCTGTCTGTCGATCCGGCGTGGTGGCCAGCATGAGCGGGCTGATGCTGCAGGTGGTGCCGCCGGTACAGGTCAGGCCCGGCACCTGGCTGCAGCGCTTCGGCATTGGGCCGAAGTCGCTGCGCCCGCCTGTGGAGGTCGCCTGGTCGGGGGCCAGGCAGGCGATCTACCAGACCCTCGCCGTGAAGGTCACCCGTGAAGGGGAGGAGACCTCGGCGCGCAAGATCGCCACGCTGTATCGCGGGGCGGTTGTCACCGCGACTGCAATGACGGCGTCTTTCCAGGTCTACGAGGGCGAGACGGTGCAGCGCTTCGAGGCATCGGGCCTGCGCGGACAGTTCGTGATCCAGGTCACCGACGAAGGCGACCCGCGCCTGGGGATCATTCGCTGGCCGGTCCTCGATGCCGATACGCGCCTGCTGTCCTATGACCTGACCGAAGGCTCGGGCGGTCGAGATCCGACCGACCCAGCGAAGGTGCGGGCGGTCGTCACGGTCGACGGCGGTGCGGCCTCGCGCCAGGTGGTGGTCATCGAGCGCAAGCTCGATGGCGAGTGGCGGGTGGCCGGCGTGGGGCAGACGGCCGAGTCCGGGCGCGCCGAGATCGCCCTGGAGGTGACGGCCGGCGGGACCACTTACGCGATGGGGCTGGATGACTGGGGTGCGGTGTTCGAGCCGCGTCTCGCCGTCAGCCTGGGCCAGCGCGTGCGTCCGACGATCTTCTCTGGCTGGCTCTACGAGGTGACCGAGGCCGGGGTACTGCCGGTGGCTGAGCCGGAGTGGTGGCCGATTGAGGGCGATAACCCCAGCCGCCAGGTCGGCACGGCCCGTCTGCAGGCGACGCGTTACTACCGCCCGCTCAGCCACGGGCCCTTTCCTGTCGAGGCTCTATGATCAATGCGAGTTTCGGCGCCCCCTGGCAGAGGGCGGCGCCGCTTTCCGTGCGCGCCGTCCCGCTGCGCTGGCAGCGCCTGGTGCTTGCCGATGCGCATAGCGCCGGGCTGTGGGGCTCCGGCCGACCACTGGCACGGCGTTGCGCCAGTGGCTGGTCCGGTGTACCGGTGCGTGATGCGGGCTGGGGGAGTGGCTGGGAGCACGCCGAGCAGCGCAACGCGGCAGCCCGCAGCGCTTGGGACAGCACCCGGGTGCTGGACGTGGAGAGAGAGCTAGGCTGGGATCGGACGCTGCGCCCGCGTGATCGGCGCCTGTCGCTGATCTACAACCCGCGCCCGTCGCCCAAGGACGCCGGCCGTCCACCCGGCTGGCGGCGCTCGGCCGAGTTCGACCGCTTCCGCGATGCGCTGTCGGAGAGGCGTGCCAGTCTCTACATCCCGACCGGCCTGCTCGACTTCAATTTCGGCCCGACCCGCTACACCCCGGCGAACACGCCCGACGTGTTCTTCGATTTCCGCTACGTGGCGCCGGTCCGTGGTATCCGGCCGGTGGACACCGGGGCGCGCAGCAGCTACGGCAGTCCGACCCGCTTCGATGCGTTGCGGCGGATTCCCTGGGCATGGGGGCGGCCGACCGATCCGGTGCCGACGGGCATTGTCTACCCCGACTATCCGGGGCCGGTGGTACCGATAGATCCACCCACCGAGCCCGAGATACTGGAGACCTACATGATAGGAAACACGGTCACCCTGGTGGTGCTGCCGAGTCGCACGCCGCTGGATGCGACCAGCATTCGCATCGGCCTGGATATCGACTCGTTCGCCTGGTCGTTCTCGGCTGACCTGTTCGGTCGCACCTCGCTGGACCTGGCGGCGCCGGATGCCAACGGGCCGAAGACGGTAGAACTGGAGATCAACGGCTGGACCTGGCGGTTTCTGGTCGAGCGTTACAGCGGCAGCGGCAAGCATCCGAGTGAGCGCTACACCATCAGCGGCGCGAGCCGCACCCAACTGCTTGACGCGCCCTATGCGCCGAAGCGCAGCGCGGTGAACACGGCGCCGCTGAACGCACGGCAGGTTGTCGACGACCAGTTGCAGTACACCGGCTTTTCAGTGTCCTGGGACGTCGAGAACATGGGGCCGCCGGACTGGACGCTGCCGGCCGGCGCCTTCAGCTACCAGGATCAGACGCCGATGCAGGTCATCGTCAAGCTGGCCGAGGTCGCCGGCGGCATCGTCCGGCCGGGCCTGATGGACGACTCGGTGACGATCCTGCCGCGGTATCGTGAGGCGACCTGGTACTGGGGCACCGCGATTCCCGACCGGATCATCCCGGCCGCCATCGTCGCCGAGTGGGGCAGCGAGTGGAGTCCCCAGCCGGCATGGAATTTCGTCTACGTCAGCGGTACCAGCTACGGCGTCAGCGTGCAGGTGCGGCGCGCCGGTACCGCCGGCGAGGAGTCGGCGCCCGACGTCATGGAGGACTGGATGACCGGCACCGAGGTGGCGCGCTCGCGCGGGATCTGCGAGTTGTCTAAGGGAGGCAACCAGGCGATCGAGACGCGCCGTATCCCGCTGTTCCAGAAGGATGATGGGGTACCGGGCCTGGTGCAGCCGGGCATGTTGGTCGAGGTGAGGGACGAACAGGCGACCTGGCGCGGGCTCTGCCTGGCTACCGATATCTCGGCCGAGGGGGTAGGGGCTAGCCGCGTGTGGCAGACCCTGCGAATCGAGCGCCACTATCCGGGAGGTTCCTGATGGCGACGGTCAACCCCTGGCGTCGGTTCATCGGGCTCTTACCGGGCGGCGCGCGCACGGTGGGGGAGGTGATCGACGTCGACGAGGGCGCCGGCACCTGCCGCGTCCGCCTGCGAAACAACGTCGTGATCGCAGCCCGGGGTACGGCGGTGCCGGCCGGGCAGATGGCGTTCATCAGCGATGGCATGGTGACCGGGCCGGCGCCGCAGCTCCCCCAGTTCGATATCGAGGTTTGAAGCCTCCGGGGGAAGGCCCGGATGGTTACGCCCTGGTAGCCTCTCGGATTTTTAAGACAGAGGAAGAAATGAAGAGGGGCGTTGGTGTCATGCCCTGTCTCGGGTGTGATCCAACCATGGCCTTTGCTTTGATCGAACCACTTGATAGTTCCTGATTGGCGGGTAATCATGAATTTAGCGCTCCTTAAATACGGAGCAGGATAATTCCTGTTCGCCATTAGCGGTGGCGGGAGGGGGCTCACGGCCAATTTGATCTGCTATACGCTATTTATACTGGAGCGAGTGTTGAAAAGCCCCGCATGTACGGGGCTATTTATCGTATCAAAAGCCTTACAGGGCTTGTACTTGCTCGGCTTGCGGGCCCTTGGCACCTGCGGTAACGAAGAAGCTTACACGTTGCCCTTCACCAAGGGACTTGTATCCGCTGGCTTCAATTTGGCGGAAGTGCACAAAGACGTCTTCACCGCTTTCCGGGGTGATGAAGCCAAAACCTTTTACTTCGTTAAACCATTTAACGGTACCAGTCTGGCGAGTTGCCATGATGTATATCTCCAATGTTTGAAAGTGCGCAGGTATAAACCTGCGCTAGAACTGAATGCGGAGAGAAGGCAAACCGATGAGATGAAGATCAAACAGACTGAACATCAAGGCGGGGCGCTTAACTGGGCAAGCAGTAGAATCCACCATACAGGTTTCGGTGAGATTAGATAGCTTTATTTTTGCAAGGTGAGGAAATTGATGGATGGTTGGCGAGGACGTTGGCCTGTTGTAGATGCGGCACTTGTTCCGCAATTTCGAATGAGCCCTTGTAGAATCTGGGCTTCAAGGGTGTGAAGAAAATTTCAATGCGGAAAGGATTTCACCGCAATTAATTGAAATTTAAAGAAAAGTCGATGGACTTAAAATCCCTCGGGGGTAACCCCGTGCCGGTTCGACCCCGGCTCCGGGCACCATCGTGTTTCCTGGCGTTCAGCCGACTTCTGCGTTCCTTCCCCGATTTTCTTCCGGCCCGCCATCGCGCGGCAGTCAACGAGTCGACGTTGCCTTCTTTCCCTCCTCGGCCTTGGAGGCTTTTCATTCTAGTACGGCTCCGTATAGGGTTCGCCCTGGCTGGCGAGCGGGAGTGTTTGTTCAGCTTGAAGTAGTTGTCTTTGGAAGTTTGATTTTTTGTCGTTATCTTCTGCTCCTGCTTTTTAATTTCCTTTCCGAATATATTCAATTCACTGGCGGAATTATCCTCTTTTCTCCTGCATGAATTGGTAGGCGGTACTTCCTCGTTGCTGTGCTTTGCTGACAGGGAAGGATCGCGAATCAGGGTTTTCGCCTCTTTCGTTTATGAACAGGAATTCATATATCGGAGATCAATCATGGCTTGGAAAGGTGAGGTTCTGGCTAATAACGAAGCAGGGCAGGTAACGTCGATTATCTACAATCCGGGCGATGTCATTACCATCGTCGCCGCCGGTTGGGCCAGTTACGGACCTACCCAGAAATGGGGGCCGCAGGGCGATCGGGAGCATCCGGACCAAGGGCTGATCTGCCACGATGCGTTTTGTGGTGCGCTGGTCATGAAGATCGGCAACAGCGGAACCATTCCGGTCAATACCGGGTTGTTCCGTTGGGTTGCACCCAATAATGTCCAGGGTGCAATCACTCTTATCTACAACGACGTGCCCGGAACCTATGGCAATAACTCCGGCTCGTTCAGTGTCAATATTGGAAAGGATCAGTCCTGA